GTGATGCCCGACGGACGACTCAAACCGATAGGAGTGATCTGATGGACGGAAGCGGACACGTGAATGCAGGTCTGGGCGGGGCGACCCCGCACAACGAGTACGTGGCGTGCGCGATCGTGCGGAGCTCGGGTGACGGCAAGACGCAGACTGCGATGGACAGCAAGACGCGCTCCCCACACCACCCGTCGAGCCCTCCGAACTACCACTACCAGGACGCCGGCTCGGGTTGGGGCGGGAACGTCAACCGCTGAGATCCAGGGGCTTCGGCCCCGTGGGTCGATGCTCTGCCTTGAAGCTCTTCCGGTAAAAGGCCCCATGGCTGGCAACCTAGGGGGGAAACAAGAGCCTGCCAAGCAGAGCGTCGGCCCACGTAGCCGAGATCGTGACGGTGTCTGCGCGGAGGTAGTCGGAGTCGCGCACCGGCAACCGGGAGACCGGATCTATGTCAGCAATTCCCCCAGGATTTGAACAAAGGGCCGACTCAGCGGCGGAACGGTTGAAAGCCACCATGGGCCTTCCATCTGTGAAGGTCGACGGTGATGCAGCAGCGCAGGGTCCCGAACCCCCGGCGACAAGCTACATTGCTCAGCAGCGCGCGGCTCAACGTGAGGAGCAAGCGCAGCGCCGTGCAGAGGACATGCAGGCCCAAGGCGGGCCGGCGCCTCTCCCGGACGAGCACGTAGGGGTAGAGTTCCACGAACAGATCGCGCAGCAGCCACCGCAACCACCTGTTGAGAACGGGCAGCCGACAGACCAAACGTCACCGAGAGCGCAAGAACGCATTCGAGAGTTGGCGGGACAGAGGCGAGAATTGGAGCGTACGAACGGGGAGCTACAAGCGACTTCGGCCCAACAGAATCGGGACATTGAGGAGTTGCGGACCGCGAACCACGCCCTTGCGGGTCAGATCCAGAGCATCCAGGAAGCACAGCTGGAGAGTTTGGAACCAGAGGACCGGGCAAGAGTGCTTTCGGACATGAACGCACGCCAGCAAGCATCCACGATCCGTGAGGAAGTGATGGGTGAGGTTGGCCCTGCGTTGCGAGAGGTTCGAGAGCACAGCTTTACCCAGGCCATGGTTGGGCTCGCAGGCAAGTACGCAGGATTCGACGCGGAGATTCATCCGTCGAAGATCCAAACGGTCATGGAATCCAACGGTCTCAACCCAGAGCAAGCGTTCCGCGTCATCGCGACCGACGAAGAATTGTCGGTAACCCATCGGCCCCGCAACCCGCGGGTCCCTACGGTTATACCTCCACGTGGAACAGGTGGCACAGCACGCTTCGCTCCGGCAACGACGGAGACTCAAGACGAACGTCAACAGCGTGGGCTTGTCGACGAACGGGATGAATGGGCGAAGAAAGCCCGCTCGATGGATCCCGCCGACAAGCGCACTGCGGACCGAATGCTGCACCAACACCTGATGAATCGGCTGAGGTAGACACTCGAGGGGCTCCGCCTAACCAACGGAGCTCGAATGTTTACGGAATCGGTAGGAGTCCTGAACTCCTTCGATGTGGGGACAGGTAACCGAGAAGACCTGCTCGACATCATCACCAACATCTCGCCGATGGACACTCTCGGCCTCTCCATGTGGGAGAAGGTGCCGGCGAGCAACATCATCCACGAATGGCTCGTGGATACCCTCGCATCGTTTGGCGATCCCGACGTGGGTGACGCTGACGTGCAGGCCACGCCCGAAGGTTCGGACGCGGCATTCGACGCCCTCGTTCCGAGGAAGCGTCTCTGTAACTTCACCCACATCATCCGGCGCACGTTCGACGTGTCGGACACCCAGCGTGACATCAACACGGCTGGGATCCGGGACGAGTACGTGTACCAGCTGCGCAAGGCGTCCATGGAGCTCGCTCGATTCATCGAGTTTGCGATCTGGCACTCGGCGCGGCAGTCACAGGTAGCTCAAGGCAACGCGGCTGGCGCGGCGCCTCGCAAGATGGATGGCTACCTGGAGTTTGCGCAGGCAACCGACCCGACGTGTGCAACCACGCTGGGGCTGAGCACGGACGAGCTTGGCACGGTGACGTCGGCTTCGGGGGTTTCCCCGGCCAACTGCATCGACGAGTGTTTGCTCAACGACCACCTGCAGGCCATGTGGGAGAAGGGGGCAATGACCGACACGATCTTCGCGAACGCGGAGCAGAAGCGGTCCATGTCCAACTTCACGTTGAACCCGAACTCTCAGGTTCGGTACAACATCAATGTGGATGAGAAGACGGTGATCAACACCGTCGACTACTACCAGAGCGACTTCGGCACACAGCGCGTGCTTCTGCACCGCTACCAGCCGACCGCCAACATCGCGACCATGGAGATCAACAAGATCCGTGTTGCGGTGCTCCGGCCGGTCTTGGCTGTGGAGCTTGCCAAGGTTGGCTCTTCGACCAAGGGAATGGTCGAGTGGGAAGGGACGCTGGAAGTTCTGGCCCCCAACGCCACGGGAATCATCGACAGCCTTTGCACTGGAGTTGCTGGCTGCTGATGCAACGACCCTGCCGGAAATGCGGCAGCGTGATGCTGACGGAGCGCGCGGGGAAACTCGCGCGCTTCACCTGCTCGAACCCTGCGTGCCGATGGAGTTACGAGAAGTTCTACGCACGCAAGGGTACGGGTTGACGAAAGTGCAAGAGCCCGGCCCAGGTGGGTGGGAGATCAAGGGATGCCAAGACACGACTTCGAATGTGGAAAGTGCGAGGCTACGGAGGTAGTCGACGTAAGCATGCACAAGGGGCCACCTCAACCGTGGGCATGTGAATGCGGCGGGCTTTTTGAGAAGGTGTGGCGTCCTGTTCACATCATCACGACCGGTTGTAGCCAGGACGTCAACGAGATCCCTCCTCAGTTCGCGGTGACGAACAACCCCTTGAAGGGGACGACCAAGGCCAAAGCTCTCAAGATGGAGCGAGCCTACGCGCGAAACCTGCACAACCAACGTCGCGCGGCGCGTGAAGGCCTCGGCCAAGGGAAGACGATCGGCAAGACGCACTCCTACCCGGCCCACCTGTGGCACGGGAAGATCCGACAGACGGGAGACAAGCACTACTGGGAAGACCCGAAGAATGCGGCGCGGCATGACAGCGTCTCGAGGATCACATGACCACCCAACGGTTCTTGGACAAGTTCGATCGGGCTGACGGTGGAATCGGTGTCAACTACACGGTTCCCTGTGGGGCGGTAGAGCTGTTCGACGAGAGCATCCTTCCCGTCGATGTGCAGGCCGCGCAGGTTGGATCACCCGTTCTTGATTCGACGACCGAACAGAAGACCCAGGTTCTCTTCACGGCAGATGATCTTGATGGGCCTGACTACGCAGTGCGCGCGGTCTGGTCTCACTTGCAAGACTTCATCGGGATCGCGACGCTGCTGACAGAAACGCAAAACGATCCCGCGTTTACTCTGATGGCGCGGATGACCAAGGATCCGCTCCTTGTGGATCTTGGTGGAGACGAAGAGCCTCTTTGCTTTGATCAGGGCTACGGGTTGCGCGTGACGTGTCCGCGCGATGGTTCGGCGCCGATCCTCAAGTTCATCAAGTACACACCGGTCGTCTTGCCTCCCGGGATCCCTGCTGCGGTGACCTTGGAAGTCGATCAGGCCGTTGTTCTCGCGACGAAGACGCTAGCGACCGAGAACTTGGCTGTGGATCCGGACTGGGATGGAGAGGGAGACATCCAGTACCAAGGCTTCTACCAGTCGATGCGCTTCCGAATTCGACGCGCCGATGACAAGGTGTTGCTCGATGCCTACCTCAACGATCGGAACCTCAACACGCCGGTCATGTCCTTCGAGGATTTTAGCAACCCTCTGTGGGGCGCCCCCGGAGCTCCTGGATTCGAGTTCATCTCGGCAGCGAAGACCACCCAAGTAGCAACGTCACCGTTCAACTTGGAAGCCGTGACGTTGATGGCCTGCCACTTGTTCGAAGTGGAGACCACGCGGGACATCGCTCCGTCTCGCGTTGCTCACCCGTCGAACCGGTGGACCTACGATCGGTGTGCGCAGGGAGCCATCTTGATTGCGGAGAAGCAGGGCGACGCGAAGTACACCGCGAGTTTCAACGGGCAGACCAAGCTGGCCGTCTTCCGGGACTTCATCTACTGGGCAGAAAAGGAAATCCTTCGCATCGAGGGATTCTGGCGATGGCTGTTGCGAGAAGGCGACGTCTTTCTCGAGGGGGATCAGAGGATCTACGAGCTTCCCGAGAACTTGGGTGAGGCAATCTCTATCTCGCCGGGCAACTGGTCGGCGCCTCCGTTGGCCGAAGTGGAGTCCACGGAGTACGCGCGCATCTTGACAGGGTTCGCTACTGGATCGGGCCGGCCTCGATTGTTCCGGTACATCGAGCCGGGGCCGAATCTGCGCAAACGGATTGAGGTGTTCCCGGTGCCTGTTGCTGCAGCGGCCGGGCAGGATGCTCAGTTCTTGCACATCAAGTTCTACACCCGTCACCTGGAACCGATCCATCCGGAGAGCCAAGTGCCCTTCGTGCCGCAGGAGTTTGTTGATGCCTTGATCTACAAGGCGGCATCGGAAGCTCTGCTTCTTGACACGGACATCGACAACCAGCAGGCCGTGCAGGCCATCGCAACGCAGAAGATTGCGTCCATGGTCCGGGAGAACAATCGCAAGTACGGCGGCAGGACCACGGTGATGCGGTCCGCTTCGGACGTGTTCAAGGGTGATGTTCACCATCGCATTCCGCAGCTTCGCGTCACGCAGCTTGACAACCTCCTACTGTAATGGCGAACCCGCAAGAATGGCCGATGCGCGCAGCGGGACAATCGTGGCCGGGTCTCAAGACCCGCTCCGGAAGGGTTATGGTTCTGCCGGGGGAGATGTCGGACTGCACCAATGTCATCATCAACCGGGGTGACGTTCTCTCGAAGCGCAAGGGCATCATCCGGGCCTTCGACGAACAGTTTGAAGGGCCTGTGTGTGGCCTGTTCTCCTACACGGACGGTTGTGGACAAGAGTTCGTTCTCGTCGCGGACACCGAGGGCATCAAGATCCGTACGCCGTTTCTCCTTCCCGTATTCACGGTCGCGGACTGCTACCCGTCGGACGGATTCGACGGCGACGATGGTGATGCGATCAACGTGGATGATTGGCGGAACACAGGCGGATACGAGATCCAAGACAACGCTCTCGTCCAAGTGGCGGTAGCTGTTGCCGATGACGATTCGGATGAGGCTGCTCTCAACGGAGCTCTTCGTTGGTTCAAGGATGCCTGCAGCACGCGCTACGAAGTTTTGACGCAGTACAAGTTCTCGGATCCATGTCTGGGGAAGCAGAAGCACATCATCGTGCTTCGCGGATCGGGGGACTTGTCTACTGGGGCCGTGCTGTACGCGACGCTAGAGTTCTGCACTTCTCCAGTCATCTACAGGCTCAAGATTTTTCACCGAAAGGGTGGCGGGCAGATCAACGAAATTCAGAGCCAAACCGGGATCGCCGGCAACCCTTCTGGTTTTTTCAAGTTCGGCTACGACAGCACGACACGGCGCGCAAGTGTCTTGCTGACAGTCGGCGGAGGGGCCTCGGTCTCGTTGGTTTCGTCGCTGCTGACGACGATTGACGACTTGGACCTTGGCCTTGTGTCTGCAATCGGAATCTCGTTCACCACGGGTGGGACGCCGAGCAACGACAACTCAGTTCTCAATGTGAGCGGAGGAAGCCTTGCCTAGTGTTCTTCCGCTTCGCTACGCGAAGCAAACCCGGAAGGCCGTGCAGACGGCAGCCAATCTCACTTCCGCAGGTCGTCCGTCGACAGGGAACGGGACCTTGGTTGCTCCTTCGGCTTCGGGGCGGACATGGTGGAATGTTGGTTGGAGGTGGGCGGTTGAGCTTGCTCCTGCTCGGTACTCGAATCCGCGCAAGGCAATCTTTTGGCTAGCCGTGAAGTTCAATCGAGACGATGACACGCAATCGTTCGATGCTCAACTCATAGTCGGAGCGGGTTCAAGTGACGACACGGTCAAGGTTGTAGAGGGCCTAGAGCTGTTGCCGGGCGGACTTCTAAAAAGGACTGGTGGGTGGCCTTGGCAGTTTTTTCCCAACAGCGGTCAGGCCGGATTTGACTCCGGCTTGATGCACTACAACCAGCTTGGCCCGATGACCACGATCATCGGGCACAACGATGCGTTTCGTGGGGATCGAGACGTTCAGATCTTGATAGTGGAGTTTGATTTCTTCGATCCAGGACACCAGGACTTTTGGAGTGACTTGGCGACGATTGCGACAGGAGGTGTTGACAACTACATGGGGTTTTCGGTCGCCTTGAAGATCGACATGGCCACGTACACTGCGGGGCACAACGATTCGGTTGACATCATGGGGTGTGGCCTCTGGATGATTCAGGCGCCCAACCCGAACAACAACACGTGTACGAAGCTGGGGATCGGCCACAACACGGCAGTTGCTAATTTTGCGGCGATCAAGAAGTCAGGCTACGACCTTCTTGGTAACGATGACGGAGGGCGTCACCGTTGGCGGTATCGAGCGGGAGAGTGGGATGGGATCACGTCAGTTACCGCGGTCCTGACGGGCGAGATTTCGGATGCCGACGACCTGCTCTTCAAGGTCTACAAGATCAATCCGAACAACACGGAGACGGTGATCTACGAGCAGACGTTCTCGGGTCTCAATTCTGGAAATGGGCACGTCTACGTTCGGAGCACAGAACTTCTTCCCTCGTTGGAGGATGGAGCTCTCTACAGTTCGGACTGGCACTACAGCGGGGCTGGTGGGACGGCGATCTTTTGGAATTCGTGGCTCGAGATCACCCAAGCCAACTGCACCAAGACCGTGCATTACTGCGACGTGGGGAAGGAACACGATTGGTCTACCGACTTCAACGAAGCTCCTCCCTTCAACCAATCGCCACAGATCGGAACCGGTGTCAACTACTGGGACCCGATCTTCTTTCAGTCGTACCCCGAGTCTAGTGTCCTCTCCAACCGCATCTACGGCAGTGTCACGGTGCAGGGGGCGATCAACGCAGAACGCTACAAGCTCCGGTCGTCGCTTGATTTTGTCGCACGGGATGACCAGCCAGCGAATGACCCATTGGCCCTGGACACGGAGCCCCAGATCACCGGATCGGGAGGTCGGCTCAACGAAGTTCAGTGGCAAGAGAACGACATCGATCAGAATAACCCGCGTCTCTTGGTTGGTCCGCGCAAGCTCTACATGCGCTCTCCGAGCTCGGGTGTGTGGTCGGGTGCCGGTTTTCCTGTCCTCCAACTTGGAATTCAATTTGCTCACCTTGTTCCACCTTCGGATGTTCCGGAGCTCGGTGACCTGTTCGACCTGAGTCCCTTCAACCCCGTCGGGTGTGCAGCCACTTCGGCAGGGTTGGGGGACCCGGGTGTTTTGATCATCACCAACGGATCGGTGCGCCCGGTTCGCTTCAATGCGAACGCAAGGACGGTCAACCCCGTCGGTCTCATCCCTCCGTTCTGTGGAGAGAACCCGACGTTCATTGTTGAGGAGACGGCGAGCTCTCCGGAAGGTCTGGGGTTGGTCAACGGGACCTACAAGTACCGCTACACCTTCCGCAACTGCTGCACAGGCAGGGAGAGCGACCCGTCTTTCGATGATGTTGAGGTGACGGTCTCTGTGGGCGGTGGAGCCAAGGGCAAGGTCACCCTTTCATTTGCTGGCATCCGCGTACCTGGCACCTTCCAGGAAGATGAGATCTGCGAGATCTGTGTGTACCGGACGGTTGTGGGCGGAGCCTTCCCGGTGATGGCGAAGGTCGGGTGCTTCGATCCTCTGGATACCGAGCTCTTCATCGACGATCTCGATGACACGCAGCTGGACTTCCTCAACGATCCGTTGTCGGAGTTCAACGCTCCTATGCCATGCGTACCCTATGTCGCGGAGTACCGGAACCGCGTCTTCGGTGCCGGCGACATCCCGGATCTGTCACCGGACGGCACGGTCGGAGCGCTCAACGGATCCATGTTCATCGATGGCGATGGTGACGTGGAGTTTGACCAGTGCATGCCTGGCCGGTTCATCTTCATCGAGGGAGACTGCCGCGGGTACGAGATCGATCAAGTCCTCCCTCCGCAGTTCGGGCTTTCCCCGCCGCTCGCTCGCCTCAAGCTGGTGGAGCCGTACGAGGGAGAAGATAACGTCGGATCCAACTTCCTCATCTGTGGTCGGCCGAACCGTCTCTTCGGGACGGAGCCTCTCGAGCCGGAGTTCTGGCCAGTGGTCAACTTCCTGGACATCGAGCCTGGCGACGGGGATCGGATTACGGGTCTGTTTTCCAACTTCGATCGGCTAGGGATCTGCAAGCGTCGCAAGACTTACATTCTTGCGTTCGGTGACAACCCATTCTTGGAGATCAACGTACCGGCACGGATCTCTTCGGACATCGGGTGCATGGGGCCGCGGACGTTCGCTCAGATCGAGAGTGGGACAGCATGGTTGGCAGAGCGCGGCATCGCCGTCTACGACGGTCGATCTGTGATGCACGTTCCAGAGTCGGTTGACATCAACGATCTGTTCGTGGATCCGGACAACCCGCGCTACGTGCGGCGCAACGCTAACTCCATCGTGGTTGACGCGGTGGCGGTCTTCTACCCCAAGCGTGAGCAGTACTTGCTCCTCTTGCCGACCGTGCAGACAGCCCGCGGTGCGAACCTGATGGTGGTCTGGGACACCAAGCAGCGCAACATCACCATCTTGGAGTTTTGTCAGGAGTTCCAATCGATGGTGGTGGGCCGCGACACCAACGGTGACGAGAGGGTCTACCTTGGCGACACCAACGGATTTGTGTGGTCCTTCGATATCGGGGACACGGACGGCGTAGGCACGCCGGGCAACACGGGGACCGTCAGGGGGATAATGACCGACGGCGGGATCGGTCTGGCCACGGGTGCTTCGTTCATCGAGGACACGAATGCCACGTTCATCGTTGGCGGTCTCCCCGAGCTCGGTGGTGTTTCCGGTGCCAACCTGGAGGGTGTCACCCCGTCGTTCGGCGGAGCCAATCTCGGGATGGCTGGTGCGTGCATCGCGGTGCGTGAAGACAAGACGAAGCCTTGGATCATCCGGACCATTTGGCTTTCGACGTCGACAGAGGTATTCGTGACGCCGGCTTGGGCATCAGCGGAATCGGGCCTCCGTCCACAAGCAGGTTGGGAGTACATGCTTGGCCCCATCCGCTTCGAAGCTGTCTTCAAGCCCACCAATATGGGCAGCGAGGATCTCACCAAGCGGCATTGGAAGCATGGACTGGTGCACGTGATCGAGGAAGCGGCCAGTGAGGTGCTTGTCGAGCTCTTGCCAGACTTCTCCGACGTCGATCAGTTCGAGGGAGACATCCTTTCGGATGATGAACAAGAGGACACTGGACGGACGTTCAACATGGACTTTGCGCTTGGGAGGCAGACGCGCAAGGTCGAGAAGATTGTGCACGTCTATATGGGTGTGAGGCTGACCAACCACGCTCCAGAAGAACCAATCCGAATCATCAACCACTTCATGGAGGTGGATCCGAGGACCAGCCGATGAGCACGACCACTTGTGATCTTCCGCTGTTCTCTGGTTCAGCGACGCCCCAGCCTGCTTCGCAGGGTGATGACATCGAGATCATTCGTCAAGAAGTGGAGGCGTATCTACGTCGCTTGCATGATGCGCTGTGTACGGACCTTCGAGACATCGAAGATCGTCTCTTGGATTTGGAGAATCCTATCTGATGGGTCAAGGCGGGCGGATCTATGTAACTGACGAGTTCAATCACCAAGAGGTGGCGAACGTCCGTGGTCGTCGGCTCTGGGTTGACGCGATTCTTGCCGCTGGCACTGGGCCGATTTTGGTAGAGCAACCAGTCCATGATCTCCTCAACTGCAACGCGAATGCACAGCATGGGAATGCAGATGTCAGCGTTGTGAATGCGCTTCCTGTCACGATCACGGACAACGCTTCGGGTCTTACGGCAGCCGTGGTCGTGGACGGCATCCTTGGCTTCCGTGCTCTCGCTGTCACATCAGTAGTCCGAATCAGCAACGTAACGACAGGCTTGGATCCAGCGTTCGTTGCTGGCGCAGTGAGGACGGACGTCCCCTCGACTGTTCCGCAAGCGAACGGGACCTACACAAACATTCGCACCGATTCGTTCGGTAGGCTGCGCGTCACCATGGGCGAGAACATCACGACGGAGGTACTCACGGGCGGTGCTGCTGACGGAACGCCGATCGCGATTCCGGTAGCCGGCCCGACAACGATCCACACGGTTCCAGCGGCCCCGGTGATCCGGGATCGAATCACGATCTTCTGCAGCAACCCGAACACAGCTGACGATGCGTTGTTCCTGACGTTTGGTGGTGGCACCCCGTTGGAGTTCTTCCTCCCGGCTGCAGAGACGGTGTCGATCGTGATTGACATGCCTCTCGATCCTGGGCTTGTGGTTACAGCGGTCACGGCAACAGCAACATGCGATGTTTTCGGTCGCGTGGAGAGGGTAAACCCGTGAGCGGACAGAGCAACGCGCCGTTTCAGAATCGGCAATCACTCATCTCTAACTTCCAGTTGGACTTTGCGATCTTCCAGAACGGCACGTTCGCAAACTCTGATGGGATCCTGCGCCAGAACACACTTCCAACAACAACTCTCCCGCTGCTGACTCCGAGAGCGTGCAGACTCGTCAGGTTCTCTCTTCATGCTTCTCACGCAACGGGTGTCATAGTCGTTGCCACGCTTGAATTCGGGGTAGGATCCCCTGTTGGCGCATGCACTCCAGACAGCTTCACCGTAGATGACTCTTTGATTTTGCCGGATATACCCGCAGAACAACTTTTTTGTGCTTGCGACAACATCTCCGTTCTCCTGGACAAGTGTCAGATCTGGCGACCTAGACTTCTTTTCGCACCATCGATCGTGAATCCGAGACTTCGTCTCGCTGTTGACGTGGAATTGAGATGAGTGGAGTCAGTGACAGAGCGTCTGTGATCCTTGCGGATCTTGAGAGAACCGAGTCGCGTCTTCTTGCAAAGATTCGATCCAGGATCAGTGTTCCTGGACCGAAGCAACGATCATTGACAAGTGCGGAAACCATTCTCAGAAATCCTAGATCGACGGAGGCACAGCAGATTGCAGCTACGATGACCTTGATCGATCTTGCGGAGGGTGAATAACATGACGACTCAGTACCAACCCCCTGGCGGCGGTGGAACACCTCCTCCCCCTGGCGGTGGAATGCCACCTGCTTCTGGCGGCGGAGCTCCACCTCCCCCTGGCGGCGGCGGAATGGGCGCGGCCCCGGCGGGAATGCAGACCGGCCTGATGCAACAGCTGCAGGCCCGTCGCCTGCAGAACCAACGCGGAATCATCGCGCAGGGAGCGGGATTGTCTGCCGTGGAAGGGCAGATGGGAATGCAGACCGGCCGGGCTGCGCCCGGGGCACAGTCCATCTCTCCTGGTACTGGCGGTGGAGCAGGCAGTCTCAACAACATGGCGCAGCAGTTGGCGCGCTCCTACGGCCTCCCGATCGGCAGCGGATCGATGGTCGACGAGTACGGCAACATCACGTACCAGCCGAAAAACGAAGAGGAGATGATGAAGCTGCAGATGATCTCCGATGCGATCTACAATCGGCAGACTCAGGAGTCACATGCGCGCGGTGTTGCAGCGCAGACAGCGGGGATGGGTTTGGTGCGGCAGCGGGGGCGTGGGTCGTTGGCGGCCATGCAAAGCGGGATGTACGAAAACCTCGCTAGCCTCTACGCCAACCAAGAGTTTCAGCAGGCCGACTACACGTTGATGATCCAGAGCGAGCAGTTGCAGCGAGCCGAGAGGATTCAGCAAGAAGCGAGACGGCAAGCCAAGAAGGCCAAGAAGAGTGGAATGGTTGGAGGAATCATCGGCGGTGTTGTGGGCTTCGTGATTGCGGGTCCTGCGGGTGCCGCTGTGGGGTACGGGATTGGTTCTGGAGCGGGGTCATCAGGAGCTTTCTAGGAGTCTGAAATGCCACAACGAAAAGAGCCAGGAAGTAGAGCTGCGGCGCGTGTGCTGAGTTCGTCAGCGCGAGCCCCGCTTGAGGCCGAGGCACAACGGACTGCACATGAGCAAGCGGGTCTGAGACAACAGGAAGCCCAAGGTCAACAGATGTTGGGCAAGGGTCTAGGCATGCTCCAGCAAGAGGGGCAGGAAGAGAAGCGTGCCGCTCTTACGGCCGCCGATCGCGGGTTGGAATTTGATCCCGACAAGAAGATCTACCGGCCAACTCAGGCTCGAGAAGATCGTGAGTCTGCACAGACAGGAGCGATCAAGGCACAAAGCGGTCTTGCACAGAAAGCGGACCAGCGGGCCGATGCAAAGCTCGGTTTGGAGACGAAGAAGTTTCAAGCGCAGAAGCAGCAGTTTGCCCAAACCACAGAGCTCCAATCGAAGAAGACAAACATCGCCTACGAGAACCAGGTCACCAACCGGATGGCGGAGACTCGTCTCCTCCAGACAGCTCGCCTCAAGTCGCAGCAGGATTATCAGACAGCACAGACCAAGATCGAGGACAAGGCGCACGCGCGCATCAAGAGCATCGATGCCCGGCTTGATCGTGTGAAGTTCAAGGAGCTTGACGCGAGGGAGGCAACCAATTCTCCGCTGCAGCAGATGTTGATGCAGTCCAATCCGGAGTACGCAAAAACGGTTGAGAGGATCAACGCTGGGTCGGGATCAGAAGAGGACTACGGCCGGATGATTCAGTCTCTCCAGGCAGAGAAAGACATGGAGATCATTGGCCTGGCCGCCAAGACAGGCTTGGTCAAGACGATCGACTTCGATACGCCTGTGATGAAGCGGTACATGAACTTCCGTGCGCTCACCAAGGGAAGCCTCAACAACATCGTAACGGGGCAGATGCGCGCCATGCAGGCAGCCGGGCAGAGCGCCAAGGGCGGAATGCAGATGTGGGGCGGAGATGTAGAAGGCCGCGAACGGATGCTCAACCGAATGTCGGCGGAGCTCTTCCAGAACATGGAAGGCCTCAACGCGATGCGTGCCGCTTTGGGCGCAACGCTTGAATCTAACCAGAGCCAAGTTGACACGGGTGGAGCACAACCCGCAGTGACCGGTGGCGGTCAGGGCGGAGGCATGACCCAAGCAGAAAACGAACAGTCTGGCGACACCTACAGCCGGCCGATGAGCCAGCAGTTTGGTGCCGCCGGCATGGGAGGAGCATTTGACATCGCTGGAGCCGTTGGAAGGTCCCGAGCTTCAAGGGAAGGGACCCCTACCCCAGATTCCGAGCTCGACACCAGGCGCGGTAGAGATGCAAGCGGAAAGCCCGTCACTCGGTCCGTCCGCCAGCGCAGGCTCACCCCCGCTGAGCGAAGAGAGGCCGAGCGCCGGAAACGCTAACGCTGAGCTTCCTGTTCTCACGGACGCTCTCGAACAAGAGCACCGTGACACGCTCGATCGTCTGAGGCGAAGCCACACCGAAGCACTCCGCCAAGGAGACTCGGAGAGAGCTACCCGTCTGTACGGCGAGCAGAACTATGAGATGTTGAAGCAGTGGGTCAGCGCCACCATGACGGGCGTCGACCCGATGCAAGAGTGGGGTGGTACCGAAGGCCTTGATCCGGAACTGGTGATGAACCGGATGGCCGTGGTCATGGACAAGAAGCTGAACCAGCTTGAGTTCATGGTCAACAACCCGGTGGTTGCTGAGCGTGTTTCAGCGTTGGAAGGAACGCTGAACGGCTTGCTCGAGCAGTACCGAGACATCAACGAGCAGCCTCTTTCGCAGCTGGATCCCAACGATCCGGAAGCGACGCGCACCGCGCGCATCATGGCACTCAAGCCGCTCATGGTGGATGACGCGTTCTACACCTCGCTGACCAACGAGCTGTCTGAGATCAACCGTGCAGCCAAAGCGATCGATCCCAACTTCAACATCTACACGCATCCCCGCACGGCGAAGCTGGCACACATCCTCACGCGCACTGTCGGTCCGTCCTTGCGCGGCTACTTCGGCAGAACAGATCCCGGCGTCGAGTACAACGCGTACGTTCCCGACGTCCTGCAGGACTACATCCCCGACTGGATCAGCGCTCCCGTCGGTCGCGGTGCATCGATCGCGTACAATGCTCTCGATGGCGTGGCAGCAATCGCGGGATCGATCGGTGTGGCTGCCTACGACGGGACAACCCGGTTGGCGTCGTTCATCGAAGAGCAAATGACCGGGCAGGAGTCCAGCTGGGTCCCGACGAACTTCTTCACGCAGGACGAGAACGGCAACGTCATCCCGCTGGAGGGCGGTCGGTTCTCGATGCCGGAGATCGCGGGGCTGGTCGTCGGTGCACTCACCAAGGAAGAGGTGATCGAGTCCATGGCGTCGTTCCGTGAAGCGCACGGGCGGCAGGAGTCCTTCGGCGATCTGACGGCACAGGGGATGATCAATTCGATCGCTACGTGGGTCGCGAGCTTCCGCGGCTTCACCGCAACCGGCGGGCAGGTCATGGGGGCCGGCGCCAAGGGCGGCGAGTGGCTGGCCAACCGGGATGCCGTGGTCCGCGGGACTGCGTGGATGTTCGGCAGCAACAGCGCTCGAGCGAACAAGCTGCGCACCATGGCTCTGGAGACGCTGGGGACATCCGGTGCATTGGGCACCCACGACATGCTGGTGTACGGGCACCACCAAGGGTTTTTGAACAGCTTCACGCACGGCGCGGTGATGGCGCCGATCTTGCGCGTGGCAGACGGTGTGGCGGGGCGCGGCGAGGTCTTCCTCCGGCGCAAGAACATGCCGGCGTGGCTGGCGCGCTCGCTCGGCGGGATGATGGAGGGGTCGGTCTACCTCGGCGGGGATCTGATCACGGGCCAGACCCCGTTCCCGCTGTTCGGCTCGCAGAGCCCCGAAGGCAAGTCCCTGTGGGCGCTGATGAAGGACCCCACCGACGAGGGGTGGCGGGACTACTTGAACTACGTCGGGGAGATGGTGCTCGGCTCCATGGTGCAACGCGCCATGTTCGGTCGGCAGCAAATGATGCAGCGTGAGGCGGCTTCGACCCGTCGCAAAGAGCAGGACGAGACGCGGGTTGAGTACGACGTCGAGCCGGAGGATGTCACCGGTCCGCAGGCCGAGGATCTGTCCGAGGTGCTCCCCCAGGAAGCCAGGGAGGGCTACAGAGAGGCAGGGCGGCGTCTGAGGCAGCAGGGCGAGCTCGAGCAGCAGATGCAGGAGTCAGGGCGCACGGTCGAGCCTGGCCCGGAGGGCTACGTTCAGAAGGGCACCGAGAATCTGATGGGCCGCTTGGTGATGTTGACCCGACGGCGTCTTGGCAAGAAGCCGACAGAGGTTGGCGTCGTGAGCGCGCGTGTCGGGAAGCAGACAATCGTCATTCCGGGCAAGGGCGGTGCTGCTGAGTTTGACCCCAAGCCGGCCATGGATAGGCTGAGGAAGCGGTTGGGGCCGGAGGAGTTCGACGCTGCCGTCCGTGAGGGGCGCGTGCTCAGCACCCACACTCACCCGGGCGGGGACCCGCCGAGCATCGCGGATCTTCGGCAGTACCTGTTCAAGTCCGGAGGTGATGTGCCGGATTTGGTGGTCGGACCAGAGGGCGCCTACTTGATCAAGAAGACCGGGGAGCCTACGGACACGGTCAGCTTGGGCAAGGTGGCAGAGCTCGGTGAGCACCGGGAGCGGTGGACGAAGACTCTGGCGCCGGCCGTGGCGAAACGGGTCGCAGCCGAGCGTGGTATGGAACCGGTGGAGGTAGCGCGGGCCTTCAAGAGCTTCTTCCAGGGCAAGCGTCTCGAGAGAGGGCAGCGTGAGGCGGCGCGCGACGTGCACGAGGCCTACGTCGAGTTCATCAAGACGGCCGGGCGTGAGGTGGGAATGGATGTCTTGTTCCTGACCCCCCAGGAGCTCCAGCGCAGCTGGGCCGGCTACATGGAGACGGGTACCTTCGGGCCGGCCGCAGAAGGACGCCACGAAGCGGAGGCTCGCGCCCACTACGCTGAGAGGGCCGGAGAGGACCCGGAGATGGTCCCGATCACACCGAGCCAGCAGGGCGAGTACAGGCGGGCCAGGGAGCAACTAGGGCCAATCGGCGGTTCCCTCCCGGGTCGACAAACTCCGCTCCCCAAGCAGGGGGAGATCCATGCCTTCTTGCGCCGGGCCGAAGAGTATTTCGGGCGCGGCGTGGGTGAGATGGCGCGCGACATGCAGTCGGTCCGGGCACTCGACCGGGCGGCGGGCTTCGACTCTCCGGAGCCCACCCCCAGTGATCGCCCCTCAGAGCCCTTTCCTGAAAAGGGCGGGGGCTTCCCGGGCCAGAAGAGCGAGCGATTCGAGCCTGAGTCTCGAGCCCCGTCGTCCCAGGAGATGGGTGATCTGGGCCGTCTTGAGGCTGGTGCCGTTCCACGTGGAACCGAAGCCGTGGAGAAGATGCTGGAGGGCGGGTCGCGGGACACGCCCCAGAAGATGTACCAGCGCGCCAAGAGGGCGGCAGGGTCCTTCGCCGATCGGTTGGGGCGCTTCTTCAAGGACGACGCGTACCGGGAGGAGCTTGCTAAGCGGCTGGAGACGCTGGGCTACCGGAGGGCCTTTCTCAAGCTGGAGCAGGACGAGGCCTTGGTGTTGGCACAGACGGATCGGGTGCGCGCCGAGGTGCGCCGCGCGCCGGAACGCACGCGCGTTGATCGCGCCGAGATGTTCGAACCGATGCTCAGCGATCCGGACTTGAAGCCAGAGCGGCGACGGACGTTGATCGACGACACAATTCGCTACGCGGTGCTGCGCGACCTGCAGGCCAATTACGTTCGCCAGAAGCGTCTCCCCAATGGAGAGACAATCGAGGTGATGTCCGAGCTCCCTTTCGGCACCACGATCGAAGCGATCCAAGCCAAGATCAAGGAGCTCGAGTCGGGACAGTCGCTGCACGTGGTTGCTGCGTACGAACGCATGCGTGGCATCCTGGATGACGCGTGGATGTCGATGGCGCACCGAGGGCTTGTCAAGGCGGAGGACAGACTGCCGGACTACTTCCCGCGGCGGATCAAGGACTGGAACGACATCTTTGACGCCCTTGGTCCCGGGTCACAGCGCCCGCCGGTACGCGAGCCGATTCGCGGCTACTTGAAGCAGCGCAAGGGCAGCGAGCGGCTTCCCGACATTTCGCTTGATGCACTCACCGACTACTTGACGCGGGTGCGCGTCGACAACGCGTGGCACGACTACGCGAACGAAGTCGGCTGGCGCATTCAGGAACGGCTAGTGGATGAACTGGCGCAAGAGGGCATCGAAATTGACCCTACCACCGTGGAACAGATGTCCGACGAAGAGTGGGGCCAGCTCTACGAGCACTTGGAGCGCGATCGGGGGCTTATTGTGATCGACGTGCAAGGTGGCCGCGTCGGGGAACGAACCCTTGAACGAGACCACGTGACGCAACGCGTGATGTCGGACATAGCTGCAAAGACTGGACTTCCCATCATCCCGGAGGCGGTGATCGGTGGGTTCTTTCGGCCCGATGCGGCCCGAGGCCGCTACTTGGTGACCAAGAAGGCGTACGAGTTCTTGCGCGAAGCTCGGACTCCGAGCGGGTGGTACAAGTCTCCCTTGCTGAATTCGATCAACCGAATCATAGGGAAATGGTTCAAGGGACCAGCACTCCGAGGGATCGGAGGGTTGGCAACACCATTCCGTGTGGCGCGCAACCTCGTAAGCGATACGACGGCGCTGTTTTTCAAAACGGGTGACGGAACAAAAGCCCTCCGAGAGAGCCTCGGCCAGCTGCGCGAGGCGCATCGAATCGTGCGTGCCCACACCACCGGGGATGATTCCAAGCTCACAAACTACGAGAAGTCCATGCTTGAGGAGATGCGCTACTTCGGGACTATGCAGGAGATGGTCCGCGGTGCCGAGTTCGCCCGCGACTCGGAAACGGAGCGCCAGTGGATCCAAAAGGTTATGCCAGAAAGTAACCGGTTGCTGGAAACCATCAGCATGGCTGCGCGCGGCGATTTCAAGTGGGCAAAGGGAGTGGACGATTACTCGGAGAACATTCTCCGCGCTGCCTACTTCCTCCGGGAGAGGTTCGCTCGATTCAACGAGCTCCAGGGTCACCCCGACGCCGAGTACCTTTCCGCACAAGACGCGCACATCAAAACGGGCGAGGTGTTGGTCAACTACAACCATCTCACTCCCGGGGAGAGAGTGGCTCTGAACGGACTGTTGTTTCCCTTCTACACCTGGGTCAAGGGGAACTTCGCGCGGAGTCTTGGGCAGCTTGTGCGTCACCCAGGTAAGCAGGCCGCGCGCTACGGACTCTACATGGCTCCTGCCGTCATCTGGAACATGATGTTCGCCCGAGAAGAGGAAGAAAGGCTTTGGAACAGCCACCCGTTGATCGCTGGTCGCAGTCATTTGATTCTGCCTTGGATGAGGGATGAGTTCGGCAACCCGTTTGTGGTGAGCTTCGAGGATACCTTTGGTGAGGCGTCACGTATGCTCGGGATGAACACGTTGGCGCAGGACATGTACCAGTACGCGTTCGGGCATGGGTCTGAATCGGTGCTGGCTCGAGAGCCGGTTCGGATTCTTGACAATGCTAAGCAAGCGCTCAACAACTGGACAGCGCCATGGATCCGAGGGGTGTTCGGTACGACGTACAAGAGCAAGTACGAGTCTCTGGGTGAGCGGGCAGAAAACACGTTCACGACAGACATTATGACTTCGTTCCGCCCGCTTGCGGATGCCCAGGCTATCACGAACACAGGTCAACGAGACCGGAGCACGGGAGAACGGTGGATGAAGTACGCCCCGTTCGTGGGCTACGTGGACGTCACCCGCGGCTTGCCTGGGAGCATGCTACATGCGGAACACTTGGCCGGTCGTGTGCAGCGGCGGGGAGCACAGCTGAGCTCGTCGATCCAGAACAACATGCCGCGGTTCATGGCGGGGCTTGTCAGCGCGGACGCTGGGCAGATGCAACAGTCTATCGAGAACGTGTGGAACGAGGTGGGTGACGAGCTCGAGCTTGCCGGGCTCTCCAAAATTCATGTGATCGCCAGAATGCAGGCCGCCGCGGAGCGCGAGCTCAAGAAGCGTGAAGTCATCCAGTCCGGAGGTATCCTTTCGCCGAAGTTCTACCAACTCAGCAAGACCCAGCAGGCCGAAGTCCTGCTTGACATTCTGGAGGGACGATGACAACCGAGGAAGTGACACCGGATGAAGTGCGCATGCTGCAACAGTTTCGCGCGGTTGCCGCCGCTCAGGACAGCGGGCAAAAGATGGCGCAGCAGAAAGCGTCGATCTCGATGGAAGACTTGATGCAGCTGGCGAAGCACTGCCGCGAGAGCGAGAGTCTTGCGCTGCTTGTGTTGAAGGATCTCTTGGAAGAGATTCACATGTCGGTTTCTAGGGGTGCGGACACGGTTCCAGTGTGGATCTCCGAACCTATCGAGCGCCGCATCAAGATTCTCAAAGGGGACTGAGATGCCTGAGTCACAGACCACCGTCGACCCGTTCAGGAGGAATGAGGTAGCCCGCGTTCTTTCTGGTAGGCAACTCGTCTCAACTGAGGCCGATGCACCTCCATCGATCCTGCCTTTTTTCCGATTTGCTGATACGGGTGGAGATGGGGCGGGGACAAAGAATGCGAATGGAGACTATTCCGGGGCTGAGGAAGAGTTTTTCATTCAGCCATCTGGTGACGGGGTGATGGTTGTAAATAGGATGATTCTAACCATCCGTGACATGGGGTCTTTCATGACATCTGGATACGGTGGTGGGCCTGCCCTGGGAACCGGAATTGCTGTTCAAATTCGGACCGGACCGTCAACAGTAATCCTCGACCTTACTGACGGAATCACGATCAAGACGAATGGTGACTGGAGTCGCTACAGTTACGATGTGCAACTTCTTAGCTTGGGAGGTGGAGACTCCTATCTGTCTTGTAGATGGACTTTCGAAAGATCTGGCAAGGCAATTCGGCTGGTCTCTGGACAGCGACTAGCGTTCATTCTCAACGACGATATGACAGGTTTGAATGAACAGTTCTTCCACTTCCAGGGCTATGAGGTTGCGTAAATGGACATTCTTGCGCTTATTGGCCTTGTCTTCACTCTTCTCTTCGGTTGCGGAACGGTGGTGTGGGCGGTGTCGAAGATTCGCGGGGACACCAACTTGCTTCGGCAGGCGATCACGCACCTTACCCAAGAGGTGGGCCGGCTACGTTCCGCACTGGATCATCAGGACGCGCGCACGGACGACCTTGATCGCCGCGTACTTATCCTCGAGACGAAAGCTGGCCAAGCGGGATGACCAAGTAGGGATCGAGCAGTCGGTACTTCTCGCTCTCGTGGTGCTTGTAGAGCTTTGGGATCTGCTTCCATGGGATGGAGACGCGATCCTCCGCAATGCTCAAGCGCTGGGCAATGTCCATGTCGAAGACGGCAACCTCTTCGCCGCGCTGCCAGACGATCAGCGCGACCCCGCCGGCATTGTGGCAGAACATGAGCTCGTTCCACTGGTGCGGCTTGATGTCGCTTTTGGGGCCGATGCCAAGAGACGTCTTTTCGCGCATCTTGCACTCGACCATGATGGCGCGAGCGCTACAGTCGTAGCCGAAGAAGTCACAGCCGGTCTTCTCCCCGTACACGACCTTATTCCCGCCGATCAAACGGAGATCGTTGGGCCACTTCCACAGTCTAGCGCGTTGGTGCTGTTCGAGAAGGTCCGCCGTCGATCGGATAGATCGTTCCAGCTGGGTCCCCCGCCCTGTTGAGGCGGGGCTTTTCAACCTTCTTGAACCTCGAACATGCCGCCTTGAATTCCGTGACGAACTTCCGGGTGTGCACACGCATCTGCGTGGCACCCTTCGCGTTTCTTACATTCTTGACGAGCTCATCCTCTTTGACCAGCCATTCCGAAGTCAACTTGATGTCAAGAAAAAGGCCCGGTCGATTTTCATAGATCTTCTCGATCTGCTTGACGACGCCGGCCAGCAGAGCTTTAGCGGTTGCGTTCACGACGGTACTCCTTGCAGTCTCGGCAGGGACAGATCCTCCACAACCACTTGAGACCACAGCCCTTGAATTCGTCCTCATCATCACCGTTGCAGATGATGTCGAGCAGGTCTTCTCGGTTGCCGGTGCCCACGTCGAAGGTGGTGAAGGGATCGCGGAGCGAAGGATTCAGAATGGACACTCCACTTCCTCGGTCAACGGTTCTAGTTCTGGCTCGCTTCCCAGCGGCAAGCCGTTCCCTTGGTTCCCCATCCAGTAGTCAAGCTTGATTCTCCGGCTGACGTACTCCTCTGGGTCTGTCTCTGCCATCTCGACAATCCTGCGCAAGATCCGCACTCCCCCGTCGGTCGGCTGGAACGCAGTGAAGTGTCCCTTCTGCCGTGACAAGTCCAAGGCGTTGTTGGCGAGAACGTCACGGGTCCACTTGTCCACGTCACGAATCTCGATGCCCAGCAGGCTTTGGATCTCGGCACGCGCAAGTCTTTTGAAGAAGTGGGTCAGTGCCGTCGCGGCGTCGTCGGCTTCGGGGAAATGCTTGACAAAGAGCCACTCGACGAGCAGCGGCTTGCTCACCAGCTTCCGTTTCGGACTGCCGGCGCACAAGTCCCCGTAGCCACTCTCGTTCCACATCAGTTCGAACCATTCGCGCGCCCAGGTCACGTGTGCGCGGCGTACCATGCACACCATCGGCTCGCCCTTCGGGTGTGAGAACGTCAGGTTGGCGATGGCGATGGCTACCCGGAGCAGGGAGAGCCGTTTCTCTGGCCCCGTGAAGAGGGGGAGCTCCGTGGTTAGAACCGAAGACCACTCTTTTAGAACCCGATGGGACAGATCCATGACTCCTTCCCCGAACATCACCTGTTCGGGCTCGAGCTCCCAGGCGCGCTTCACCAGTGCGTTGGAGATGTCGGGATGCCAGAACTCCTTGCTCGTGAAGGGCTTCAACTGCAAGGCCTTCTCGTGCATCTCCTCCGTGATGATCACGCCGAAGTCCAGCCGCGCAAGAGACTCCGGTGACACGTACAGGTCCAGGAGCATCTCACACTGGTACCGGTAGAGGGAGAAATCCGCTGGCGGGTTCGCCACCGTCAACAGACGTACGGCCGCAGGGAGACGCAGATTCCCAGCGACTTTCACGGTCTGGACGAAGCCTACGTCTCTGCATTCCTGCAGGGATTCCAGTAGGGAGCGCTCACGCTCTCCCCGCATGGTGTGGAACTCGTCAAGCACGAGAGCTCTCCTGTTGTTGATCGGCAACAGGCCCGGCTTGACTCGGTAGTTTCCGTCTCGACCCCGCACGTTGCCGGCCACGAGACCCGCCAGCGAAAAGTTGTCTTGTGTCGATACCACCCGACCGAGCTCTCCGTAGTGCGTGTTGAGCTGTCTGGTGATTTCGCTCTTGCCTGACCGGGTGACGCCCATGACGCAGACGTCTAGCCAGGCGCGGCGCTTTCGATCTTCTACGGTCATCCACAACGCGCTGTGCATGAGCAGGTCAAAAGCCATCTGCACTCGAGACTGCCCGAACACCCGTGTCACGTTGGCAGTCAGGTCGTTCGTTCGCCTCTCCATGTAGGCGGTGATGCGGTCTGGGTCCTCGGTGTCCCAGGGGCACTCGCCCATCAGATCAACCATAAAGGGTTGCAGGTCGACGGGCTCGGCCTGTGCAACGTGCACTTCGTCAGCACGACAGAACACTTGGCTTCTGGAGAAGCTGTGTAGCATCTTCCCCTCAACCTCCACACCACCGGACACGTCGGGCATGGTGGTCGACAGGACAAGGCACTCGTCAACCTCGCTCTTCTCGGCGAAGCCTTTGGCTAGCCACACCCCGCCGAGGTGCCCTTCGTCGCTTGGATCGAGGCGGTGGAAGTTGCAGCTGCGCGGGATGCCGAGCACCTTCTCCTCCATCGCGCGTTCCGGGTCGCGGGCAATGATGCACTGTGCCTGCAGGTCGCGGTTCTCGTCGTGGTGTATCACGCCCTCCGGAAACTCCTTCGGGATGCGGCACTTGTCGCAGAAGGCGTGTTGCCCCATGTCGCAAGTAACCGTGGTGTAGTCAGGGATCCACTTGGGTTCGAAGTCCGCCGACAGCATGGCGGCCTCGTACTTCACCTGCTTCCCTGGCCTCGTCATCGCTTCCGACAGCGTCACGCTCTCAGCATGGGGGCGCTGCTTCTTGATGTCGTCGTAGTCGGTCAAGAGGAGCTCGTTGAGACTCCTCCCGCCGGCCTCGTACCAATCGCGCAGGTCTCCGCCCCACTTCTCCTCTGGCTTGATGGGTACCTGTGCCAGCTGCACCCTGCAGCCCATGCGGTCCATGACGTGGCAGGTCTCCAAGGCTTTCTTGCGACGAACGAAGGCCTCCCGCAGTTTCTTCTCGTCGGGAGCGAAGTAGTGCTCGACGTCCAACCCTTGCCAGGTGTCGTTGTCCGGACAGAAGATCACACGGCGGCCACGCAACCAATCGGGGATGTGGCCCCACTTGAGCGGGGATGTGACTCCACCCGTCCAGCAGTAGAACGTGTAGCCGGGCCAAGCGAGCTTCTTCCCTCCGATCATCCCATCCCACTCGCCTTCGGTGAGGAAGATGATGTCGTCCTTCCCCGGCAAAATGTGTAGCGGCCAGAAGCAGTTCGGATCGTCCTTGCCCGCGTTCCAGCACCACTTGTACTTCTGCGACCATGGCCCGAGCCAGCAGTGATGCCGAGGGCGCACCGTGCCGTCGGGTCTGACCTGCGGAAAGATCAGCTTGCCGTCACGGAAGCCAAGGTAATAGTCGGCGCACTCGAGTTGGGTGAAGCCGCGCTTCTTGAGTTGCAGACGGAACGGCTCGGCAGCTGGATCCTCCCAGAGATCTTGGATCGCTTGTTCCAGCCCATCCGGCCCGAGCTCCCTTCGTGGCCTTCCCCGCCGTGCCTGCCGCTGAATTTCGATGCCATGGTCGGCTGCGATGGCCTTGCACGCAGCCCAGCAATCTTCACCGAGTCCCTTGAAGCGCGCATACCAATCGAACAGTCGGAGACTCTCGCCGCACTGGTGACATTTCAGGTGCGCACTGTTGATGGAGACCGAGCAGGAGCCACCCTTGTCGTCACAGAGCGGGCAAACTACACTTTGCCAATCCCCTGTGCGGGTGAGTGTCTTGATGTTGAGGCTTCTGAGGTTCGCATCGAGCGCTTCGACGAAGGCATTCCTCGCCCGAGTCCACAGGTCCACGTCCTACCTCCCTCGGATGAAATGAAAGCGGCCGGCGCTACAACGCCGGCCGCTTCTTTTGCATGAGGGACGTGTGCGTCAGGCTTGTCCAGCAAGGTCTGCATCGCTGTCGGCTTCAAGTCGGCCTGCTTCCCAACCTTTGAAGAGCTCGTCGTACACGCGTTCGGCGGCCTCTTGCCAGTCGGGCGGCGTGATGTCACGGACGTCCCAAGTGAGCGTCGCAGTGTAGTAGACTGCGTTGCCTTTTGCTGGGTTCGTCGATTGCTGGACCCGAATGATCGCCGGGTGCGCCCACAGATTTTTGCCTTCTGTTCGGGCGCGGGTCAGGAACTCCAGTGCGGTCTTGAACCGCTTCCGGTAGAACCGGATGATCGCCGGAGACCCGTTCGGGAGAAGTGCGTAGAAAGACCTTGTGTCGGAACAGTCCCGCACGTTGTCTTCTTTTTCCACGCGCCAGTCCTTGTGTTCGCAAGCGTCGCAGGCACCAAATCTTGTACCGGTGATGCCATCCTTGCTCATGCACATCGGGCTACCCTTCGGCTCGCCTTCTGGCTTGAACCGGCCCGGGTGGAAGAAGACCAAGAACAACCGAAGTGGTGGCTCGTAAACCTGTTCGGTCGTGGACAGGAAGAACAAGCCAGGCTTGGCTCCCTCTACTCCGTTCTGGACAGGCTTGCTCGTGCTCTGCAGCAGATCCAGGACAGGCAGGATCAGATCTGAGTCGTCCATGGTCTGGAGACTCTTTGGCTTGGGAAGCCCAATCGTGAACTCGTCGGGCTTCGGGATGAGGTCCGTGCAGGGGATGTCTTCCTGCCGTTCCCAGACTGCTAGGTCGGTAGTCAATCGTCGATCTCCTTGTAGTGTTCGTTCCAGCCAGTGACAGAGATTCCGGGGACGGTGCTGAGGTTGATCATGTCACCGCTTCCGCCAGGTAGGGCAAACTCGCCCTCGTCCTTGTAGACCGTGTGAAGCAGTGCTTTGGTGGGGCGGTACACCAGCTTGTCCTTGACGTAGTCGGCTTTCTCACACCCGCGCCCCACGATCCACTCGATGATCGCTTCGGTGTTCGCTTCGGTGAGAGAGATCTGGAACTTCTGCGCCAGAGAGAAGAGTGCGCCGCGCCGGTACGACGGGGCTCCCTCGCTTGCCTTGCGTACGACGTCTGTGTTGTCGTCAACGAAGAACTTGGCGAGCTCACTCTCCGCTTGGCGGAACTCCACCTCCGCTCCTGCCTTGTGGCGTTTCAGCTTCTCTTGCTTCCGCTTCGCCCAGATGTACACGTCCACCAGTTCTTCCAGTCCCATAACCTAGTTCCTTCCTTGCGTTGTTGATTTTGTCTCGGTAGTTGCGATCGCTACACCACTGTTGAATGTTTTTTCGGCTGCCTCTGGCCTCCATTGGAACGTTTTTGTAGATGTAGGTGCAGAGCTCGGAGAGGATGAAGCGGCTTGTGGGGTCCGCACGTACCAGTGCTTCCATCAGGTCGTTGGTGAGAACGGCACAAAGAAAGCCACCGGTAGGGACCCCATGCAGCACGTAGCGCTGGATGGATTCGATTGCTTTTTGTAGTTCCATGATGAGTGCTCGTCTCTCCGAGCCGTCACCCATCGCCCCCTATGGGGGACTTCTTGGGGCATTTCCGCCCCGCGTGAGGTTGCGCGCGGGTTAGTCACGTCCGCAATCGAGTAGAAACGAGCCAGACCCGGCAGGTTTGCTCACCCCAGGGAAGAATAGGGGTGCGGCCTGCCCTACACCGGGCACCGAGCCTGGCTCAAAGAGATCAGCCGCTAGTTGGAGGAGGCAGCACCGGAGGGAAGGCTTCCTGGAACACACGCACGTCTCGGAGGTGTTGGCGTAGTGAGCGGTCACCTCGCTGTGGCGTGATCACTGTGTGCTCTGCACCCGAAACGTCAGTCCACTTCGTTCGGTACTCCGGACGTGTGCGCACTGTCTCAGGCCCAACCGTTGGACCTTGTACGGCCAGCTGCACGGGCAATAGCGACGTTACGTGCATCCAGTATGTGTGCTCACCCTTGAGCCAAGGGCCGCAAGGCGTGCCATTCGTGCTCCAGAACACGTAATGGCTGTTGGGCAGCGTCACCCAGCCACCGGTAGAACCAGGCCCCCCATCCTGCTGCGCTGCGATCACGCAGGAAAAAGGCAGATTGACCACGGCCGCATCAGCGGGCGCAGGGAATAGCAGAAGTGCTACGAGTGCTAAAAGAGTTCGCATTCGTCGTCTCCGTTTCGGGTTGTAAAGGGCTGGCGCTGGGGGCCACGCTTGCCCGAAGAGTTTGAGCTCGCGCTCGAGGTAGTAGGGGTACTCGGTCATAGGATTTTTTCCATCAGTCCTGGCCTTGCAAGTTCAGCAAGCGCGTCAAGTGCTATTGTGCCGAAGCCGCACTGACTCTCCTGAACGTTCACGAAGTCCCCGAACGTCGCGCACCACTGGTCTCCATCACGGAACAGGCGGAACGCGGGTTTGCCGTTGGCCTTGGCTTGGTCAACGAAGCGGAGGGCGTCGTCATCCGTCAGGCCCCACTTGGCAGCCAGTTCGTCGATGCGTTCGCGTCTTGCCCCGAGCGCCAGTGCCTCAATCACGAGGAGCCACGCGGTGCCACGGTCTTCGAGGTCGAGCGCCCACACGCGCCGCACGAAAGGCGAGTCATTCTCGGGGCGGAACCGCTTGAATATCAGCTCGCCGTTGGTGTGCAAGTAGTAGAAGTCACCCTCACTCATGGCGCCTCCCCGGTTGAGAAAGGGGGCTGATCCAGCAAAACAAGCATCAGGTTCTCGAACGCTTCGACAGGTGTTGAAGAAGAAAAAACCAATGGATCAGCCCCCAGGTGTGAGTTTGACAAGAAGACTGTTGCACCAAGGACAACAGGGTCGAAGTTCAGCGCGCGTCTTGTGACAGTCTGCACAGATCCACGGACCGGATTGGGTTGGTCGCAACGTGATAATGCAACCTAGGCAACAACAAAAGAGGATGATCGCAAGCAAGCCAAGCACCTCGACTGCTTCTTCTTTGTTCCTCATCACGCCTCATCCTTCCGCCAGTCGTCGAGGGCGTCTCCGTCAAGGTCGTAGGTGTCGATGTTCTTCTGGGCCCAGCTACTCCACTCCTGCTCGATGGTGATGCTGCCGATGACCTTCGTGGCGAGGGTTAGGCGGTTGGCTTGCTTCTCAATCAGGTCCAACTTCTTCTGGTCGGCTTCTTTATGCCCGCGAAGGTAGTCGGCAACCTCTGCCGGAGGGTCGCCAGCGATGACCGCCCGCGCCTCGGCCAGCTCCTTGGTGAGGGCGGCGATGCGCTCAATGAGGGCCTCGCGACTGTTGCTGCCCATCACCATCACGGCTCTTCGCCGTTGTCGTCTCGGTGCACGACGGGAGGACGCGTGCCAGCAACGATGTGCCGGCGTGCGCGCTTGAAGATGCCAGCGGCAATGCTCATCTTGATGCGTGCAAGTTCGCGTTGAGATTCAGCCAGGAGCTTCTTCTCGAAGTCTTCCTTGAGCTCTGCAATCACGCGGGACAGCACCCAGAGACAGCGACCACGCTCGGTGTGCGTTGCCTCTTGGGCAGCTGCGGTCGCGACTTCGGTGAGCTTCTTCTTGAGGCTCATCCTGCCTTCGGAGCAAGTTCGAGGATGCGATTTCCGGAGGCATCAACAGTTCCGTATTTATGGCGGAGCTCGTGCAGCTTGAGCAACTTGCCAGCTGCGTTGCAAACAGCATTGCCGATACGGTGGTTGATTTTATCTTCGATCAAGTCAGAGATCATGGCAGACATGCATTGAGCAAAATCCATGTCTGTATGAATGCCCTTTTGAGCTATTGCGAGACAGCGCGGGTTTGCTTTAGCAATTTTTCGGTCAGCTTTTTCCATGTGGTTTCCTTGTGAGAGAACAGGGGTTTCTTTTTTCGTGGTTGCCGTTGAGTCAGGATTCGATGAACGCTTCCTTTGCAAAATGGATTGCCGTTTTGCATGCAAAATCCTTCACCGTTCAGAACGAACGCAATCTTGGAGTACGAAAGTTTCGCTCCAAACAACTGCTTTTCTCGACGCAAGGATTTCATCCGAGCAAATCCTTTAGGTGAAACAGTTTTGTATGCAGGTAACCCTTCACATCTTCCTGCGAAGCGTTTCTTCCATCGAAAGAAACGTAGCGAACGCATCATGGACTCGTCGTAAATTCTTGCTGCTGATAGATTGTCGATAGAGATGCCGCATTTCTTCAAGGCAAGACGGAGGGCAACTCCGCGGACATGACTAGACCAAGGATCATTCATGTTGAAGAAACAGCCTCTCGCAAGTCAGCGAAAGACCAGTGTGCGAGCGCTTTCTCTGCGTCGCCCTCTTTGGCAGCTAGGGCTTCACGTACGCGCTCTTCCAGCGTGTCCACAACGAACGGGTGGTACACGTTGACCGTGCCCTTCTGTCCGATGCGGTGTAGTCGACCAACAGCCTGCCGGTTCTTGGCAGGCTCCCACATCCATCCGTAGAAGATGCAGTCCTGCACGGTGTAGGCATCCCACCCAATCGCCATGCGCAGCTGCGCAAGCAGCACGCGCCCCGAGCCTTGAAGGAACGTGTCGATGATCTCGTCCTTCGCAGCAGAGGACAACGCGCCATGGAGAAGCCGGGCATCGTCGCCCCAGTGATCCTTGAACCAGAACAACGGGGCGTTGTAGGGACAGAACACCACGCTGCGCCGGTCCTGTTTCCACAGGTTCTCCACAGTCTCCATCAACCAAGAGGCCTTGACGCCCTTCGGTGCGAACAACTCGTTCGGTCTGTGTGGAATCTTCTCCCAGTACTTGGACTGCTGAGCCACCATGGGGAGTAGGGGCTCGGGCACCCCGCCGATGAAGGACTCGGCTACCTGCAGCAAGCGTTGCGCAGCTTCCAAAGAGCTCTTCACACGCGGGGAGAAGACATTGTCGTCAGGCGTGTCTTCGAACTCCAGGAGCCACCAATCGCGCAGTTGCTTGTAGAACTTGCGCGCTGGGGCATCGAGCACGAGCGGAATCTCGATCTCTTGAACCGGCGGGAGGTCTGTGACGTCACAGAGCTTGCGGCCGAACGAGTAGCACGTCTGCACGCGGCTCAATTCATCCAGGTTCTTGGTGCGTGCGATCTTCTTCTTGGTTGCCTTCTTTTTCCCACCGCCCACCTTGAGCATGAAGGTCTCGAGGTAGCGGCTCTCGAACTCCCACTCGTTGCGCCAGAGACCGGGCTGCAGAAGGATCAACTGGTGGTACAGGTCGTCCACCTGATTCTCGATCGGCGTGCCGGTGAGCTCGAGGAGATACCGAGGCTTGAACTCGGCCACGAACTTGCTGCGCCCGCTGTAGTGGTTGCGCAGGTAGTGGCTCTCGTCGTAGACCGCGAACTGATCGTAGACCCACTGGTGAAGTTGCTCACGCTGGGCTTCACTCAGGAAGCGCAGCAGGTCGTAGTTCATCACGCACACGGTCGCGTCGCGCAGTTCTACGAACTGATCGCCCCTCTTCTTGGCCGGCCCATCGATCATTACGGCTGTCATGCCCAGAGTGGCAGTCACCTCACGCACCCATTTGCGTTTCACAGGGGCGGGGCAAAGGATCAGCATGCGCTGTGCCCACTTGCTGTGCGGCCCAGTCGCGTGCCGGTTGTAGACATCCCAGAACGCCCACAGGGCTAGGGGGCTCTTGCCCACGCCCATTTCGTCGGTGACCAGCTGCCGGTAGTTGACCGCATGAAGGGCGGCCAGAGCTCGCTTCTGATGCACTCGAGGGGTGCGGTCTGTGGGCCATGTGAGATCCATGGCGCAGCCGCGCACAAGCATGCTGTCGCGTGCCAGGAGAGCTCGTGCCATGCCCTCTGCGGCCTGATGCGCAGGCTCCTCCCAGCGCGCCCGGTACTCTTGCTCGAGCGTCAGCAGGGAGGCAGCGGCCACGTAGGACAGCGGGAATCGGTAGCGGCCGACCGGGCTGTTGTTCGCCGGCTCCCGTCGCATGCCCGGGATATGGATGAGCCGGTTGTGGACAGCATCGTGTCCACGTGGTTCTCCCCCGGTCACAAGGAACTCGGGTCGGTCGGTGGCAAGTGCGACGGCTAGCATGATCACTCCACTTCCAGGTTAGGAAGTTTGGGGGTGTCGAGAGAGCAGAGCACAAAAAAGAACCCCCGTCAAGCCATGTCAACTTGACGGGGGATCAACCGTGCACCTCTCGACGTTGGTTCGCCTTCGAAGAGAACCACATCCATGCGCCCGACTTGCCATCGGACCCTGAACTGCACCCGAAGTGTGTGCCAGACTTCCAGGGTTGTCAAGTGGCTAGGTATCCCACACCTTTGGTGGCGTGATTTTGTGGAGTCTGAACACCACAAACCCTTCTTCACTTACATCCTGTGTGCGCTTGTAGCAGTAGCCCTTGACTGCACCTACGATCTCAGGAGCCTCGTCGATGCAGACGAACTCCTTGAGATCATCGTCTCCGTCGTAGCTGTGGCCGTTCTCCGGCCCGCCGCCGGTCAGGATGAAGCGCATGCGTTGACTACCCAGCAGGCCAGCACAGCAAGGCCAGCAACGATCGTCAGGGTTCGACGGGTGGTCTCGCGTCTCATTTGTCGAACACGCCCGGTGCCTCAAGCGATAGCAACTGCGGGCGGATGGCCTCGAGGTTGAACTCGTCGGCGACCATTGCCGGCCATCCTTTCAACCCGCGTTCCACATTGCGCGGGGTCCAGCGCTTGCCGACTTCGGTGATCGCGTTGTACAGAGACCAAAGGGTGCGCGGTTCAAAGGCCTCATGCCGCGGGTTGTTCCACTCGAGGTCGATCTTGCCAAGCTGCGACCACGCGTAGCAAGGCGCCCGCTCAACGCGTCGCTTCCCGTTGGTGCGGAGCTCTTCGGCGTAGTGCGTCCGCGCGCCTTCGATCATCAAGTGCTCTGCGTCGCGGTCATCGATGGCCGTTGCCTTCATGGCATCGAACACTTCCGCCAAGCGTGCGATCTGATTTGCCCACAAGACCATCCCTTCCTTGACGGTCGGCGCAAGCTCAGTGCGTTGAGTGTGCTTGTGGCCAAACACGAAGTCCCCCACGATCGCGCCGTTGTCACAGACGAACACGCGCGCAGCGCTCACGCCGATCAGCTTGAACCGCTGCAAGTTGTCGTGGCGAAAGCCCAACGCGTAGCCGTGATCGGCACCGGGGTTCTTGTTCTTGAAATCGATGCACCCGTACAGGGAGTGCGTGTCCTTGCTCATTCCGTAGGCTGTGCGCTGGACCACGAGGCTGAGCCTTGTCGCTTCCGCAAGGATGGTTTCGACAAGGTCTGCGTGAAGCATGGGCTTCCATCGGTTGCCCGCGTTCTCCGTGCCCAGCTTGGCGCGGAGCTCCTCACGCGTTGGCGGGACGTACTCCCGCAGATCGTCCAGGGTTGCGGCCTCTGCGCCACAGTGCATGTATAGCAAGTCAGTGCCTCCGGTTGATGGCGGGACATTCCGCCGCCCAGAGTATAGCCCGCGCTACCGAGGACGCCAGTAGCGCGGGTCAGAAGTCCAAAGGCGGGACTAGCGACGCCAGTGCTTGCGCCAGAAGTGTATCCCGCCCGTGACAAGGGCAAGATAGACCAAAAACGTCAGGATAGACGTCATTCTCGCCACGCGTCCAGAATGAGGCCTTTGCCCGTTACTATGGCGACAACGAAAACGCCCGGCGCCACAACGCGGCGCCGCAAGCTCAGCGGGCCAGCTAGGAAGCGGGCTAGGTCTCGCGCCATGATCACAGCCCGCGGGCTACCTGGCGTCGCGGGGCGGATGCGGGATGGGAAGGCTTCCCGCTTCGGTTGTGGGATGGTCATGGCTTCACTCCTGCCTTGGTAAGGGCAGCCTTGGCTTTCATCCAAGCGTCAAACCGTCGAGTCTCTGGCACCGAGCTTGCGCCGGGGGCTCGAGCACCACCAAACAAGCTTAGAAGCTCAGTCGCTTCCTTCAGCGACGCCACAAGCTCTCGGTGGCGTTCTTCGCAGTCGGCCCAGCCCATCCCGTAGGCTTCCCCACGGGTTGTGGCCGTTGCCCAATTCTCTGGGTTGTCCCAAGGTGGTTTCATGCGGCTTCCCCGTCGTGCGTCAGGCAGTACAGGCGCCCGCGGCCCCACCAACGGGCTCGCTCGCCCTTGGCAATGTCCTTGCCGCAGTCCCCATCAGCGCACTTGCCACCGTAGCGAACGACGATCACCCGGCCCCCGTCAGGAGCTCCGCGCCCGCTTGAGCGCGGCGGAGCCTTGGGCTTTGGTGCCCGCTTTGGTGCCCGCTTGGGCGCCTTGTGCTTGCGTTCAAGCTCTGCGTACTTGTCTTCCCAGCGTTTGAGATCGCGCTGGATAGCCACAAGCACGCGCTCCGCGTGAGCTTTCTGCCGGTCTGCTTCTTCGGCGCGGATGAGCGCAGCATCGTAGGCTGCCTGGCTCACCCCGTTCTCAGTGTTGACTTTGCGTCCCGTGAGCCAAGACAAGGCCTCCGCGTCGCCCTTGCGGGCCGCGGCAAGGATGCGCCCGAGCGACGTCCTAGCCTCTGCGTTGCTTGCTCCGGCGTCCAGTGCCAGCCTCAGCAACCCTGCTATCGTGTCTGCTTTCATTGTGTCCCCTTGTGAAGTGAGCTCCCCCGCGGAGGTTATCGACTCAAGGAGCGCAGAAGTGTAGCGCGCTATCGGCGCAGTGTAGCCGGATTGTCTCGAAGTGGGGCTGAGGGGGACATAAGAGCCAGGTTGTCGGGGCTACGACCCCGCGGTCTCGACTCCATGTACCGGCGAAGTGAGCCGGCCTCGCCCCATCCCAGCGGCGCAGCGACGCCGCAAGCCCGTGTCCTGGCGTCGCTTACGCCCAGCGCGAGGGGCGAACGACCGCAGCGGGTCCCTGGGTGGCAGTCGTATCTTACCCCGCGCATCCACCGCGCAAAAATGGAGCAAAATCGAGCTCGATCGACGGGAGAGAGCAGATCGATCATGCAAAATCATGCAAAATCAACTGAATCAAGCCGTAATCAACCTAACAGACAGCTAACAAACCCTGTACATCCTCCCCCCCCCTATGTACCGCGTACGAGAATAAATAGGATAATAGGTATATATGCCTGATAGCACGTTGGACCGTATCAGGAGGGATTCCCCGGCTCTGTATTTGTTTCTCACACACGTATCCAACCCCCCGGAGGATGTACACCTTTTGTTCGTGGTATGTTTGGGGGGTCTAGGGACAGATTCCGGCTCTCGAGCTCGTAAACCGGCGCCAAACCGGTAAACCGGGCATCTGCCATGCTGTCACGCCGCGGGTTTCTGCAGTGGATGGGGCTCGGGGCCGGCGCGCTGGTCACTCCGACCGAGCTCCTCCTCCCCTCGACGAAGGTCTACTCGTTCCCGCCGGCCCGCATCGAGGTCGTGGGCTTCTACCAGTCCGACTTCGGCACGATCCGGTTCTCCTGGGATATCTCGGACATCAGCCCGGTGGGTTATCCGTTGACCGAGTGTTTTGAGAGGGCGTTGAACGAAGCGGCCCAGAAGGCGTGGCAGGAAGGGTTCTCCATGAGCGAGTTGGATGGGAGTGAACTTCTGCAGAGGTTCAGTGACTTCGACTTGACTCGACGCCGATGATCTCTACCGTCGGTGACATGGGCGATCAGGCAGCAACGGCGGAGAAACCTCCGGTCACAACTCCGGGGAACGACCCGGAGGCACAGGCCCCAAGTCAGCCGAGCAGGGGCAACCGGTACTCGGTCTTCGCGGACGGGTACGACATCACCGTGCTTCGGGTGATCCCGAAGGAGGATCCCCACTATCCGGGTGCACTGTGCCCGATCGATGACGCTCCGCGGTGCAGCAACATGCGCGACGTCGAGCGGTGGCTGGATCAGCAGGAAGGCCTGGACGGATCGGAAGTCGCGATCGTCCAGTTCAAGTTGCTCGGCCGTGTGGCCGAGGAGAAAACCACTCGAGTCACGTTCACCAGACGACCGCGCATCAAGATCGGCGACGAAGAGTCCGAGAGGTGATCTCTGATGAGGCACTCGACAGACACCTTGCGGCGCTGGATGCGAACGCGGAACCGACACATTGGATCCACGAGCTAGCGCCGGGAACGTTCGACAAGATCAGGAAACTCACCAAGGAGACGCAGATGCAGGAAGACACCGAAGTCGACGTGGCGCCAGCAACGCAGCCCATGGATCAGTACCAGAGCCACAAGAAGGTTTGGGCCGGCAAGATCGAGCGCGTCGAAGCTCTATTGGATAAAGGCGCGACGCTCCATCTTGCGGGTGGTCGAACGGTCGACGTCAGCGATCACTACCTCGTCAAGCACCTACCGAAAGAGGCTGATCTTTCCGGCCTCATCGGTGGTTACTTCGTGAACTACGCCGACGGCTACCTGTCGTGGTCGCCGGCCGCTGCGTTCGAGGAGGGGTACACGTTGCTCCACTCTCCGGACGCGTTCAAGGAACCACCGGACGACATGGCCGCCGGGTGTGGGGCCGACGCTCCGCCAACCACGGTCGAGGACTACCGCGATCAGGCGGAGAAGGAGGCGACTCCCGCATCATGAAGTCAACCGAAGACGAGCTCCTGCATCGGTTCTCTCACCATCCGTCGCCAAATCAGGCGCGTGTTGAAGATTACGAAGCTGTTTCGCGTTTGTGTTTTGCTCTTGCTAAAGATCTCAACGAGCTCTGCCCCGCAGGACGAAACCACAGTCTGATGCTGACGCATCTGGAAGACGTGAGGATGCGAGCGAATGCTGCGTTCGCTTGTGATTCACTATGAAATACCTCATCCTCCTGCTGTTGCTCTGCAGCTGTTCCGGCATCGGAACCACGTCGCAGAACATCCGCATCCCGGTCGCGGATGCAGAGAAGGTCGCGGACGCGGCCAAGCGCACCATCATCTTGGCCGACACCAACGGTGACGGCTGGGTCGCGGATGGCGAGTTTGCGGTGTGGGGCGTTGCCTTCGGCAACGAGCTCATCGCGCTGTTTCCTGTTCCCCCGCCGACCACGCCCCCGGTCGAGCCCCTGCCTGTTCATCCCCCCGAATCGAAATGACGACTTCGCGGCGCGGCTTCCTCGGGTTGCTTGGTTTGGGCGCGGCTGCTGGTGTGGTCGCGCGTCGGGTGCCTATTCCCCGTACGGCACCTGCACAGGATCCAACCAAGTGTGGACACCAGTCCTGTACCCGTGAGACATGCCGCGCCGCGTGGATGAGGGAGTGGATGGCGAAAGAGCGGGAGATGCGGACGGAGATCTTCGTCAACACCATGCCTATCCCCCTCCCCTCCGAACCACCCCGCCACATCGAGAAGCGGCGACGCAAGGCGGAACGCAAGAAGCTCTGGCTGCAGGAACTCGAACGGCGGAAATGGGAGCGTTTGTTGCCGCATGGCCCGCCGAACCAAAAGCTCCCTGTTTGATGAGCAGGTGATCGTCAGGCTTGAGGCTGCTGCGAAACACGCCGGCTTCAAGTCAACCGCCGCAATGTGCGAAGCGGTTGTGTCCTCCGGCTTAATCGCGAAGTCGCACCAAGCCCACGACATCCTTGAAGAGCGGTCGTTGGGGGAAGTGGGCAAGTTCCTTGCGCAACGCATGGAAGTGCAGACCGACCAAGCCAAGTGGTTCGACGGTTTGCACAAGACGCAGAAGGGTGCGCTGGTCTGTGCCCTGATGAACAAGGGACACTCCCCGCCGGCCATCGCGGTGGCACTCAACATCACAGAGACGGTGGTCCGTGACACGTGGGCCGCGTACGCGGACGAGCTCGGGAAGACGGTAACCGGCATTCGCGCGTCGACCGTGGTTGGCGAACTTACTGCGCGGCGCGACGAGCTCTACGAGCAAGCTGTGCAACGCGGACAGCTGGCGTTGGCATGGCGAATTCAGAAGGACTACACCGCATCCTTGCAAGACTTCGGCATCATCGAGAGAGCGGTCTTTCGCCAAGAGGTGACGCATACCCTGTCACTTGATGAGGCTGCACAGACAGAGCTTGATGCGATTCTTTCGGTCAGGGAGAAGAAGAGACTTGCACAACAGGAAGTGAAAAAGTTGTCGCTCACGGGATCCGGCCCCGAAGCAACCCAGGAGGGCGAGGGAGGAAAGGACGTGGTGGTAGCACCATGAACATCCTCGCGGGTCCTTGGGTTGGGGAGTTCGGGTGGGAGCTCTTCTGTTGGCAGAGCCACCTACGCGAGCTCGCGGCTGGAGACGACGTCGACAAGATGGTCGTGTGCGGCCGGCTCGGGCACGACGCGATCTACAAGGACTTCGCGCAGTACTACACGATCCCCTCGATCATGGGCCGACCCGACTGCCAGTACATCTTGGATGGCAAGCGTCGGGTCGGCTACACGCCGCCCATGTTGGAGTTTCGCGGCTACCAGCTGTTGCTCCCGCACAAACTTGACGTGGTGTGGGATCCTGTGCCTCGGATGAACGCGCCAGAAAAACACATTCTGTTCGAGGGCGAACCGGGCAAGACCTACAAAATCGTCGTGCACCAGCGCGCGAGCCAGTGGAACGCGGAGCGCAACTGGCCGGAGGATGCTTGGCGTGGGTTGATGTCCAACCTGAGTGGTCGCTGTTTTGACGTCGCGTGTATCGGCACCGAAGAGGCTGCGTGGGCGATCGGTGGCGAGGACTGCCGCTCTCTCTCTCTCGGTGAGCAGATGGGCATTCTGCGCCGCGCGGAGCTTGTCATCGGTCCGAGCTCCGGCCCCATGGTCCTGGCCTTCCTCTGCGGTTGTCCCGTCGTCGCTTGGTCTCCCAATCCCAAGGACGTCATTCGCTACGGCAAAACGTGGAACCCGTTCAGGGTGCCACATAGGTTGATTCCTGCATGGCAACCGTCGGTAGAGTTGGTGATCGAAAAGGCGGAAGAGCTTTGGGCAGCCGTGTGAAGGTTCTCCTCCCTCCGGGGATGGGCGACCAGCACTGGATCATGCTCAAGATGGAGAGCATGCAGAAGGCTCTCTTCGGTGGACGCCGGCCTGAGTTTTGGGTGTGGCAACCTGGGATGGCGAAGAAGCGTACGGAGGGCTATCTGCGCCGCTTGCCGTTTGGTGACTTCGGCGGGTTCTGGGAAGACAAGAGACACATCCGCACCTTCAACAAGATGTTCGGGAAGGGCAGCCCGATGGTGAAGAAGAACTTCTGCGGGTTCGACTACGTTATCGCTCTCAACCAGCACTTGGCGCTGGGCAACCGGTTGGAGGAAGCGCTGCCGGGCTGCTTGATCAACTGGAACTACACGGTCAACAGGACGCCGGCTGAGGCGAAGTACGAGCTCGCGTTGGGCATGGACGGCAGTCCGTTCATCGTGGTCTTCTTCTGCAGGCACGGCTTTTACTCGGAGTGGATGAAGCGCTTCAACGTCAATCGATTCCTGTTCGACCTGCACGGTGCATTCCCTGATCACGACATCATCATCACGGGGCGGGAGTGGGACGTTGAGATGGGCGCGAGTTTGCAGGAGAGACAATGGTTGGTGGACCTGACGGGCAAGACAGACCTGGATCATCTGTTTGCGTTGTTCCGTACCGCACGTGCCTTCGTCGGCTTCCCCGCCGGAAATGGCATGCTGGCGCAGCACTTGGGCACGCCGACCCTGCTTCTGTGGCACAACCACTTCCATCAGAACTTCTGGACAAGCTGGGTAGATCCGAAGAAGCGAAACACCAGCGATCAGCATGGGATCTACAAGGCGGTCGACGTGGCCAACTTTCACATGGATGAGGCGATGGAATGGCTAAGGAATACAGATCGTTCGCAGCGACCGGTGCGGGGCGTAGCGGCACCATGGCACTGAGACTAGACGAATGAAGCGCATTCTCTTCGTCACCCATGACGGCGTGAGCCAGGAACCCTTGGGGATGGAGTACGTGTCGTCGGCGCTGCTGCGGGCCGGGCATGCGACGTTGGCGTGTACTGAGTCGCAAGCTCTTCTGACTTCTGCCAACTGGGGCGCAGACTTTGTGGCCTTCCAAGTCCTTTCAGGGGATGAGGGTCGCTGGGGAGCGGTGGCTGCGGGGGTCAAGGAGCTCTGGCCGCGAAGGAAGACAATCTTTGGCGGGCCGCACTACTTGTTCTTCTCCAAGGCGGGGCAGGAGCACGCGGACATCATCATCCGCGGTGATGGAGAGCGTGCGACGATCGACGCAGTGAACGGGCGCTCCCATGTAGATCTGGAACCCATCGTGAATCTGGATGCCTTGGCGCCGCCGGATCGGGAGCTCTTCTACAACGTGCGGTTTCCTCATGTGCGCAACAACCTGATTCGCAACTTCCTTGCGGCGCGCGGCTGCCCCTACAAGTGCACGTACTGCTACAATTCGAACAAGGAGTGGCAGGACATGACGAAGGGGGCGCGTGTTCGGCAACACTCACCGGAGTACATGGTCGAGGATATTGAGCGGACACTTCGGCTTTGGGGTGGCAAGTTTGTTGCGTTCCAGGATGACATTTTCGGCATCGACATGCAGTGGTTGGAGCGCTTCACCGATCTCTACAGCAAGTATCGGTTCCCCTTCTTCGCGCAGCTGCGGCCCAAGCTGATCACGGAAGATCGGGTCAAGCTCCTCAAGCAAGCCGGCATCCATATCGCCAGCTTCGCGATCGAGAGCGGTAACGAGGAGACACGCAAGGAAGTGTTGGATCGACGCGAGTCCAACGAGCTCATCGAGAAGGGCGTCGCTCTCCTGCACAAGTACAAGATCAAGTTCCGAATGCAGAACCTCCTGGGCCTCCCCGTCGATGACCCGCTTGCGGACGCGATGGAAACCTTGCGCTTCAATATCAAATGCAAGCCCACGCTGTCTTGGTGTTCGCTCCTGCAGGCGTACCCGGGCACGGTGATGGCAGACATCTTGGTCAAGAAGGGTGTCGTCAAGTCGGTGGAGGAGCTCACTTACCTTGTCAACGCGACGTTTTTTGATGAGTGCTCGGTGCCCAACCTACGGGACAAGGAGAAGATTGAGCGCTTGCACAAGTACTGGTCCGCGGTGGTTCGCTGGCCATGGCTCTACCCGGTCGTGACGAAGGGCTTGATCCACTTGAACCTGGGCCGCCGAATTCAGAACGCGTTCTTCGACATGAGCAAGAAGTACATCAACGCACGTGAGTACTGGCGCGTGAATCTGGGAGATCACTTGTCCAAGGTGAACAAGTTCCAGCAGCATGACCGTCTTGGCGGGGAGCTTGTTCGACGATGAAGACGTGCAAGGACTGTACGCGTTGGCTTCGTGACTGTCGGTGTGCTGGTGAGTTTGTGTGGTTCCCGGAGAAGGGATTCGGTCATCTCCCAGTGAAACATCCGTTCGAGTATCCGGCCGCCTATTTCGAGGCTTTCGATGTCATCTCGCGCAACAAGCGTGGGGAACGTCTCAACGAGTCGCGGGTGGAGTTTGTCGAGTCGTGGTGGGATGGTGGCCTTCTCGATGTTGGGATCGGGAGTGGGGCTTTCATCATGGAACGGGGCATGGAGAAGACGAAGGGCTACGACGTGGCCGATTCTCCGCGCGCATGGCTCAAGGAGAAGGGACTTTGGCGCGATCCGTTTGACGCGACGGTGCGGGCTGTAACCTTGTGGGACAGCCTCGAGCACATGAACAATCCGAAGGCTCTCATCGCGCGGGTGACACACTGTCTTTTCATTTCGACGCCGATCTACGAGAACGCGGAAGTGGTGCTTCGGAGTCGTCACTTCAAGCCGCGTGAGCACCTGTGGTACTTCACGGAATGGGGGCTGATCGGGTGGCTCAAAGAGCAAGGGTGGGAGTTGTTAGAGCGTTCCCGTCTGGAGGAGCGGTTTGGGCGAGACAGCGTAGGAAGCTACGTCTTCGCGAGGGACCTGTGATACGACCTCGGCTCTGCTTGGTCATGGCGTGCTACGACCAGCCGTTGATGATGGCGAAGCAGATCGAGATGTGGGAGAGCTACTCTGTGGAGGTGAGGGGGAACACGCGTTTCATTGTGGTCGATGATGCGGGACCGAAGCATCCGTTCGTGATGCCGGAGACGCGTTTGGATGTGCAGGTTTTCCGTGTTGAGCAGGACAAGGCTTGGAACCAACCAGGAGCTCGCAATCTGGGTATGGATGCGGCGCGTGACGGTTGGTGTCTGATGATCGATCCCGACATGATCATCCCGGCCGAGGTGATGGAGTTGGTCGTTGCACGCGTGCCACAGATCACGCCGGGCGGGCGCTACCGAATGCTTTTGAAGCACATGTCGACGGGGGCAATGGACGAGGGCTGCTGCAACATCTACCTGATCCACACCGATGACTTTTGGCGTGTGGGTGGCTACGACGAAGACTATGTTGGGCATAAAGGCTTTAGCGACGTGATGTTGCACCACACTCTCAACACCATTGGGATCATGCCTCGTTGGTGGAAGGACTGCTGGGCAGACTTCTACTCGACGGCCCACATTCCCGATGCGGCCGTGATGAGTTTGGACAGGGGCTACACTCACAATCGATCTCTCCACTTGCGCAAGATTCGAGAAGCGCGCAGGATGGGGGCTCGCAGGTACTTGACCAAGGAGCGGATCGTGCTCCGCTTCCCTTGGAAGCAAATTCAGTGACCGCGACGGAACCAGTTCTGACGAAGGCGCAGATCCGTGAGCAGCGGATCGAAGAGGAGCGCGAGTACTACTTGTCAGACGAGGGGTTTCTCGACTTCGTTCGCGACTGCGGTGCAGCGCCCGATGCGCAGTGGGAGCCGCATGGTCGTGGTGCACAGTTCATCTTGAATTGGGAAGGAACCCCAGACCCGGAGAATCTGGAAGTCATTCTCTACAAGAACAAGATGGTTCTTTGGCCGCGGGGGACTTTCAAGTCGCAGGTCTTCACGGTGGGATTGGCGTGTTGGGAGATCGCGAAGAATCCGAACATCCGTGGGTTTATCGGATCAGAGACCGGCCGGCAGTCGCGCAAGTTTCTCAAGAACGTCATGTTGATCATCGAGTCGCCTTGGTTCGAAGAGCGGTTCGGTGTGCACAAGGATCCCAAGGCGTGGTCCTACATCTCCGGGTTCGTTTCAGCACAGCGCACGATGACGCACCTGAAAGATCCGACCCTTGCTGCCTTCGGTGAAGGGGAGGTGCAGACCGGCGCGCACTGGGACATGGGGTGGCTTGACGATCCGATCTCGCAGGAGAACACGAAAACGCCGGAAGCGATTGAGAATGTCAAGACTTGGATCGGCGAGCTCATGGCGCAGCTGGATCCGGGGTCGCGTTTGCTGGCGTGTGGAACGATCCATCACTTCGCGGATTTCTGGTGCAAGACCATCAAGGATCCGGAGGCCAAGAAAGACTGGCAGATTTCTCGTCACGAGTGGATCGATTCGGAAGGGACCCTCTTCTTCCCCGGCCGACTCACGCGTGCGTTTGTGGAGTCGCGCAAACGCAACATGCCCTCTCGGCAGTTCTACGCGTACTACCACAACAAGCCGATGAGCGAGGAGGAGCAGATCTTCCTCCCCGAGTACTTCCGTGTGATCCCGGACCAGGACATCCCTCGAGCGTGCTGGACCTACATTATGACGGACTTCGCGTTCTCAGCCCTGGAGCAGAATGATCGAACGGCGTTTTGGGTTGTGAGCTTGGATACGCACCGGTACGCGTACGTGCATGACGTGTTGGTCGATCGGTGGAAACCGGCTGAGTCGACGCAGAGGTTGGCGGCTCTATGGGATCAGTGGTGTCACTGGGAGCCGAAGGCGGTGGCGATCGAGAAGACGACGCACAAGGAGTTGATCGCAGGTTACCTGGAAGAGCTTCGCCGCAAGACGTTCATCCGCCCGCGCATCGTGGAGGTGGGTGGCCGGAGCAATGAGATCAAGATGACACGGATTCACGGGATCGAGCCTCGCTTCCGTGAGGGTCGGATCTACTTTGCGCAGTCCCTTCGCGACCAGATGCGCAAGTGGAAACCGATGTTCGAGGAGATGACGGAGTGGCCGTTCTCAGCAAACGACGATGTTCCCGATGCAATCTCGGACATCGATCAGCGGGACGAGCGTGGACGCTGGCTCTTCCCTGGCCCGCCGGCAAGCTGGACTCCCTACGTCGCGATGACTCAGCCGCCGTCGTTGGTGGATGGCAAGTACAACCCGAATGCGAGATACGATGCGCGTGACATGATCAAGAATCTCCAGCCGCGCGCCGGGACGGATCCTCTATGGCAAAACAACGCAAGCCCTGGGCAACAAGGCCAACAAGATCTCTACCGCAAGCGAGGGAGTCAGCCCTCGCTGTGGAAACGATCCTAGTTGGCGTTTTGGGGCAGAGCCCCTACATCGACTACATACTCAATCAAGTCGAGATGATCGTGAACCGCGGTCTCAAGGCTGCAGGTGGAGATGGAAGCAATCCGCAGAGTGCGTTCGTTCCCGAAGCCCCTGGACCGACAACCTCCGGCTTGACGTACGTGGAGGAGGCAAGGACGGCAGAAGAACTACGGGCCTCCTCACTTGTGGGGCAGGAAGAAGCCGCGGTGCCTGCGACGCCTCATGCGCGCATGCGGGCGGCGGATGATGTCGCGCTGGCAAACCAAGGAGTAGTCAAGAGTGGAACCCCCAAGCGAAGTCGTGCACCTTCGGTGCCTTGGATGTAACCGAGTGGTTCGATACCCACGGAATCGGTCTCGAGCTTTGAGTCGGGCTGGGCAGCAGACGTTTGTTTGGTGCTCTCGCAGATGCAATCTGACGTGGGTTGCCGAAGAAGGAAAGAAGGCGCAGGAGAAAGCCAGTGGTTGAAGTTGACGTGTGTCTGCCGGCGTGGGGTGAGCCCTACGTTGTTCTTGATGGCCTGAATCGCTTGGTGGAATACACCAAGATTCCGTTCGGCCTCACCGTGATCAATGATGGCGTCGGTGGGGAGATGACGGACGTGTTGCGAGGTTGGATTCAGGGCAATCCAGATGTTCCTTCGACGCTCCTCGTGAACAAGAAGCGCATCTACTTTACGCGCTGTTGCAACATCGCAGCTTCGTACGGGCGGGCCAAGGCCATTGCCTTTTTTCACCCCTGTCTTGGTGTGTACGACCATCAGTGGGCCGAGAAGTTGTTGACCGTTCTGCGACAGGACCAGAGAGCCCGGTGCGTGACGGTCGATCACGAAGCCAAGTGGAGCCAGAACCCTCCCTACCACGTAGGACGAAACCACAACAAGATGACTCGTGGGCTGACGATGTTCCGACGGATCAAGGGCGGATCGATTCGCTACTGGCCGGAGATCCATCCGCACGATTCGCTGTTTTTGGTACAGGGAGACGTCGGCAAGATGGGCGAGCATTTCTGGATTCATCCCGCCGTACGCACGCAGCCTTTGGACCCGTCCCCCAATGCGCTGCATGACAGTGTCAAGGTTACAGATCGAGACGAAGTGACACCTCAGTTCGTGATGTCCACGGCATGACTGCCGTGATCCGTCGCAAGCGTGTGGAGGGCGTGCCCAAGGTTGCTCTGGCCCGGCCTGGCCTTTTGTTCTCTGACGATTTCAACGACGGATGGGAGTGGGGATTCAAGGCTCTTGGTTGTGAAGTCAAGGTCTTCGACATTAGTCTGATCAAGTACATGGCGTTGAATCGGAGGAGTCCCTACGCCGTGCCTGCCAACAACCGTACCGCGAAGAGTGTGGTGCAGCACATCTATAAATGGGAACCGGACTTGGTCTTCTGCCACCATGGTCGCGCAGCAGCGAATGAGACGTTCCAGCACGAGCTCAAGAGGAGGGGCATTCCGACAGCGGTGTACCTGTGCGATGAGCCCTACGAGTGTGGTGAGACTCTCCGGTACTCACCACGCTTCGACTACATCTTCACCATGGATCCGGGGACCTTGGCTGCACACAAGCTATCGAAGGGAGCGCGCGATCAGGTCTACTACCTCCCGCCGGCTGTCAACACGGAGCGGTTCAAGCTCGTTCCGTACGACCAACGTGAGATCAGAGTTCGAGCTTTGTTTTTGGGGAATGCGAATCTCAAGCCTCGGACTCCATGGCTCAAGCCAGTGGAGAAGTTGGTGGAAGGGACGGAGATTCGCTACTGGCAAAGTACCAATCCGAAAGCTCATCAAGGGCGGTGGATTGGTCTCGATGCTCACGCCGATCTGTACGCGTCATGTGGGGTGGGTCTCAATGTTCATCGAGATCCACACATTGGGAAGACAGAGTGGATGCAGTTCGTAGTGAAGAAAGCGTCGCGGTACCCGTCTTGGCCGGGCCTCCAGGTGATGACGACTCCCCCGGCAGAGTGGGGAGGTACAGGATTCTGGAACGTCTATGGCCTGCCGGCGCAACACGTCAACCCTCGGTTCTTCGAGATGGCGGCTTGTGGGACGTGTGTGATCAATGACAACGTGCGTGGAGAGCTCGCGCGTTTGTTCCCGATGGCCCCGCGCGCAGAGAGTCCGGAACACTTTCTCGAGCTTGTGCTCTACTACCTCAATCACCTTGACGAAGCTGCAGAGGTGGGTCAAGAATGCTCCTACCAGATTTCGAAGCGGCACACGTACAAGCACCGCGCGGCAGAGATCCTTCTCCGCGTTGGCTTGAAAACATCCACAAAGGAAGAGCTCTTTGGATCCTTGGGGGAGCCGCGGGAGTGGCTCACCACCCAAGACTTCAACAGGCAAGGGGAGAGCCCGTCCTCGGAACAAACTGGACTCTTCGGACCCTACGACCGACGTACTGGCAGATCGTCGATAAAGACGTCTGGACAACCGAGCGCACCTTGCTCTCTCAGAAAGGTCCCCCCATGGTCGTCTTGATGAGCCAGGGCATGTTGGGTGCCGGGGCGTTTGGCAAGACGCCTCTGTCTCTGCAGATCCGCACGATCGGCGGGGACAATCTCAAGGTGGTCAAGTTTCCGATTCAGAATGCACGCCGCGCGCCGGGGAGGACGATCAACGGCAAGTACCACCCCAACGCGGCGCCACCCTACTTCGTGGATCAGGCAGACAAGCCATTCCACTACGGCGCCAATTCGATTTGCTACGCCTTGCAGTGGGGTTTGCTCATGGGAGCGGACCCGATCTACCTCATGGGATTCACGCTGCAAAGTGGGACAGCGTATGAGTTTGGGTCCACGAACCCGGCTACGAAGAGGGCTTCCACCTACAACATCTGGCGCGCGATCGAGTGGTGTGGGGAGCTCGAGAAACGGTGGCCTGGCAGAGTCCGCCTCTTGCCGGGGTGGAAGGGTCCGATCTACGATGTCTTCCCGGTTGATGCGCCGAAGGCGCGGGTGACGGTTCCATGGCAGACCTGAGAACTCTTCTAGGACTGGGAGGTGGTGCACGTGCCGGCGAAGTACGTAGCGATCAGGAACAAGTGCAAGAAGAAGGGCGGGAGCTCGAAGAAGTGCAAGACGAAGGCCGCGAAGATCTACAACGCGAGCCGGAAGCCGGGACAGAAGCCAGTGACCCGGAGCCACAAGGGAGGGTGAGCCGATGGGCAAAGCAACCTCCGGTGCGCAGGACCGGGCTACGAAGTCGAGGCTAGAACGGCCTCACCCCAACCCGAAGAAGAAGCTCGTTCCCAAGTTCTCTGACACGCCTAAACCGCGGACCAAGAGAAAGGCGATGTACCTTTGAGTGACCGCTGGGGCCTTGGCAACGCAAGCAGACTGGGGCAAGGCTCTCCCCAGGCGCGGTTCCCGTCGGTTACGCCACGCGACGGAACGAAACCCATTCCTGGGCGCACGACGTACCAGGAAGGCCCGGATGATCAGCAAGATCCAGAGCTCCAGGCTCGCTTGTACTCGGAGGCGATGGGCTTCGAGAACATGGCCGGCAATCCCGAGGTCGCGACACGCGCGTACGCTGCGGTTATGGATGGGGTCCGTGACACCTACAACGTCATGGAGTTCCTTCGGAACAAGTGGCTGATCCTGTATCGGCTGTACCGAGGGGAAACGATCGCGGCCTTCCAGTACGGGAGGATGCAGCTGCACAGTCCGGAGCCTTTCAAGGCGATCGAGTCAATCCATCCTCGGTTGTTCAAGGCCTTGTTCGATCAAGAGCCAACCTTCCGGTTTCGTGGGGAGGATTGGCACGATGACGATGCCGCCAAGAACCAAGAAGGACTCTGCCAGCAACAGTTGGTAGAGATGGACTACCACCGAACCGCGGACACCTTGCTCCGTGACTTCTGTATCTACGGGACTTGTGCTCAAAAGACTTCCTGGGAACAGGAAATCAAGGACGTCCGCTACGCGCGAGCGCAACGTGTTCCGGATGAAACGAAGGCGGGGCGGTCGAAGATCAATCGCAGAGAGATTCAGCGAGAGGAGATCGTGTTCGACGGCAACCGTGCTCGAAACGTCTCCATCTTCGACTTGATGGCTCCACCGACAGCCAACAGCGTGCAGGACGCGGAGTGGTGTAGCGATCGATCCCTGTGGCCTTCCTTCAAGATCATCGAGTACGGTCGGAAGGGCATTTTCAAGAACCTTGATGTTCTCAAGGATCGGGCCGGGGATGACGATGCGAACTTCGGGGACGAGTTCAAGGAGAGGAAGGCGTACAGCTACGGTGTCTACGACAGTCGGCAGGCCTCGCTGGCTTCGCACATTGCACACTTCACTCTGATCGATTGGTGGGGGTACTTTCGAATCAGTGAGGATCCCAGTGAGCCAGAGGTGCCGTGCAACCTTGTCTTGATCGAGCCTAACTCGGCCAAGTGTGTTGCGGTGGTGAGGCAGAACCCGCACTGGCACGGCGAGAAGCCTTACCAAGTGGCGCGCTACATCAAGCTGCATGAGGAGTTCTTCGGCATCGGTGTTCTGGAGCCGATCGCGCGATTGTCCTTCGAGCTCGATACGAAGCGAAACCTCTACGACGCCGCGACACAGCTGGAATCGAATCCCATGCTTGTTGTTGAGGATGGCGCGAACGTGCCGGATGGTCAGTTGATCGCGCAACCCGGCCTCATCCTTCGCGCGCAATCCGCGGACGGGATCAAACCCCTGTTTCTCCCGAAGGTCAGCGACGCAGCGTTGCAGTGCATGGGGGATCTCAAAACAGAGATCCGTGAGACTCACGGTGTCACGTCGCCGCTCATGGCGGCGCGGTCTCCTCAAGGGGGAGGTTCGAAGACAGCGACGCAGCACACGTCAGAGACCAACGAAGCCAACATGCGCTTGATCGGAGGGATCAAGAACTTCGAGAACGAGATCTTTGTGCCGATGCTGCGCCAGATGGCGGCCAACAATCAGCAGTTCTTGTCACGCACGCGTGTCATCAATCAGCTGGGACCACAGGGGTTGGCTTGGCGTGATCGGTACACGGTGAGGCCCGAGAATATCACCGGGAAGTTTATGATCACCCCGGTTGCGAGCTTCCGTCTGTCAACGCAGATGGTGCAGACACAACAGCTGATCAATCTCTTGGATCGTGCTCCGGCGATCAATGAACAAGAGGGAGCCGTTGTCATCAAGATCCGCGCTTTGCTGGGGAAGATCTTCCGGGAGGGGTTTGGCTTCCGTGATGTTGCTGACTTCCTCTCTTTGGATCCGGCGGAAGCCGGGCTTCTTTCGGCGATTGAAGAGCATGAGCTCTGGTGGCATGGCAAGGTTCCCCCGGTTCGCAAGGAAGACGATCACGTCACGCACTACGAAGCGCACGAAGATTGGCTCAACGGTGAAGACGGGCAAGAGATGGAGCAAGAAGAGCCGTCCATTTTTGCGGATGCGGTGGCTCACAACGCGGATCATGCGAAGGAGATCGCACGCGCGCAGGAAGTTCAAAGCCGCGCACTGATGGAGGCGAACCAGATGATGGCGTTGAAGGGGCAAGGGCAAAACGGTGCGCAAGGTGGCACTGGTTTTGCTGGCCCCGGCCAAGACCCACAGAGTCCGAATCATCGCCGCGAAGGGGGCATGCCGTCTGATGCAGACGGGGCCGCGAAGAGCGAAGGCTCGCAGGGCGCACCGAATCCGGGGGGCTCGTGACCAGTCTCAGCATCCCGCCGGGAATGGCGGCTTTCCTGGATCACCGGACGCCGATCGACCCGCTCAAGACACCGATCGAGGATCAGGAGCGGCACGAACGCTTGCGGATGGAGCACCACATCCAGACCAAGCGCTCTCTTGCGCGGGCCTGCCAACAGATTTTGCAGGTGCAGAACCACCCCGGCTACAAGGGCTACGCTCAGGAGGTTGTGAAGCTGAGGGACAGGGCTAACTCCCTACTGATCAAGTCGATAGATACCGCGGAGATGCGGATTGAGCAGGGGAAGGTACTAGCCTTCGATGCCATCCTTTCCATCCTCAACTCGCAAGAGTCGGATCTCAAGCGGCTTGCGATTGAGCTCGAGCAGGTGGAGAATCACCACAAGGCGACAGTGATGCCCGACGGACGACTCAAACCGATAGGAGTGATCTGATGGACGGAAGCGGACACGTGAATGCAGGTCTGGGCGGGGCGACCCCGCACAACGAGTACGTGGCGTGCGCGATCGTGCGGAGCTC